ATGCTTAATAATGTTAATTACGATATAGATATTACAAAAGAGCCGCCGGCGGATGATACTGCCCGTCAGTATTATTTCATCGAAAAGGCAAAGGCATATGTACAGCGTGAATCCGAAGAACTTGGTCGTCCGCTGACGTTCTGCGTTACAACCTTTGGTTGTCAGATGAACGCGGTAATAGGGAATTGTTAAGCATTTATAATGAACATACTGAAAGCCTCGGAAATGTTGATTTTCCGGGGCTTTTTTGCTATCTGTATAATAATGTGTGGGTTAATCCATTCTTGAAAACAATCTCTGTAATATGCCTGTCCATAACTGTGATATGGTCAATAATGGAGTTCATAAGTGTTTTCATTGCTTCTTCATCCATCATTGCGAGTTCGGAATACTCTATATTCCCGCCACTGTTAATTTTGTGCGAGATAAGGAATTGAGATGCGGACTTAATGAATGCTGCCTGATCAACATTTTCTGAGATAGAAGATGAGTCTAGGCTCTTAATGCTATTTTCCAATTTCACCTTATTAACCTCTAATTTTGTTTTCATTTCAAGAAATTCTTTTTCGTCCATTGCATCATCATCGAAGAGGTATGCCTTTTTCAATCGTTCCAAAGCACGATCTGTTTTTTGGAGTTTTTCTTGCAGCTCTTTTTTCTTTTCCGTTGTATCAGTATTTTTACCATCTTTACTAACTGGTTTACCAGATAAAGTTTCTGCACCGGAACGACCATATAGCAAATCAATTGTATCCTGTAAGCTTGATTCAGATATTCCGGCCACGTCTGTGAAATCAATATGAGAGAGTATAACTCTTTCCAATGATTCAGTATCTTTGATGAATCTCCTACTTTTAGATGCATCAATAATAGCTGCTATATAATTTATCATGAACGGACCAATCTTTACATCGCTGACATTCAAGTTATCGCAATGTTTTTTCTGGTACTTTCCGGTGCAAGCATAAGAGGATGGTCTGAATCCATTTCCTCTACGCCTATCCTTGGCAGTAACTTGATAGTTTGATCCACACTTACCACACACGATCAGTCCGGCAAATACATTACAGTTCTTTCTAATCGGATGCATGGCAGATGTATTCTTTCGTGTATGATTTGCATCCATGCGTCTATTTACTTCATTCCATATTTCCGGGTCTATCAATGGTGGAAATACGCCCTCCATATAGATAACTTCTTCATCAGCTTTTCTTTTCCCCCTGGCACTTTCCCTGTAGTTGTAGCGATAGGCACCTTTATTGATCGGATTCCGCAGAAAATCAGCAACAGTCTTAGATGTCCATTCACCACCACGCTTAGTAGGAATATTATGGGAGTTGTTATAGTCCCGGATGGTTACAGAAGAACCACCGTCCAGATACATCTGGTACATGGCTTTAGCATAAGGTGCTTCTTTCTTGGAATGTACAGGGCATTTGTTTTCTGCATCCCAGTCCCATCCATAGGGAACCCTTGCGCCATTCCATTGCCCGCTCTGTGCCCTACCTATCATTACGTCTGTGACACGCTCAGATGTCAATTTGCGCTCTAATTCGGCGAACACCAGTATAATCTTAAGGATAGCTTCTCCGATGGCACTAGAGGTGTCAAATTGCTCGTTCAGAGATATGAACGTAACATTGTTGTATTTGAAATCATCATACATGAGAGAGAAGTCCACAAGGTTTCTGGTGATACGGTCGATTTTGTAAACCACAACATGAGACACTTTCCCCGCTTTTACTTTTCCCATCATTCGCTCAAATGCCGGACGTTTGGTGTTCTTGCCAGATTTACCCGCATCCTCAAATACTTCAATCCGCTTTTTATCAACGTGCAGCACGTGCTCGCAATATGCTTTCAGTTCTTTCTTCTGGAATGGAAGAGAGTCCTTGTCTACTTGATAACCGGTAGATACACGGACGTATAATGCTACTATTTTTTCTTTTTGATTTGTCATTTTATTCATCCTCCTTAAAATTAAGTATAAAAATAACAGCCAGCAAGGAACAAATGTTCCGCTTGCGTAACTGTATGAGGGATGATATACTTTCATTGAAACATCTTGACATTATCCCCCATAAGGTGATGTCAGAATCCCGGTGCCGTGATACACACCGGGATTTTTTATTTATTGTAAATTTATTTCTTGCTGTTGAGCGATTAACTGAGTAACATTGTCGTTATCAATATCTACATCATCAGAATTATCAGCGCGGAATTTAACTGGTGATGTGTCATCTTGTAATTCAAATGGAATTCCAACATTTATAGTTGCGCCAGAAAGAACTTCTTTGTAGTAATTGTTATATGATTCATCATCATCTATAGCAGACGCCCAGTCTGTCTTTTCAAGTTGAATCCCGTTTTGATATGCAACAAATGAATAATGGTCTAAAAATGTGCAGTCACGATCATTGATATTCGTAAAATCAAAATACACTAATAATATTTTCTTTCCAGAAGAATCTGTATCGTCTACAACCTTACTTCCGGTATATTTGAAGCTTGTTGTATTAGAAGTTATATCAATTTTTTCTACTTTATCATATCCATCTTCGATATTATCATTTCCATGTTTTTTAACCCATTCTTCCTGTGACAAATTTTCATCATCATCGGAAGATGCATCTTTCTTAGCATTGGTAACGGCTTTTTTGCCTGATTTCTTTTTTGAACTGGATTGTGCTGTTTGCTTGGTGCTGGATTCTTTCTTTTGAGAAGTATTTCCACACGCAACGGTTGAAATGGATAATATGCACGCTAACAGTGCTACAACAAATTTCTTTTTCATAATTTCCTCCTCAATTTTTTACAATAAAATCACCATTTAGATAGTTCTTTATATTGCTCATAGTTATCTTGCTCATCTTGCTCACGCAATTCTGCATTTCTTTTCAAAGCATTACGTTCAATTTCTTCCCACTTTTTTCTTTCGCTAATTTTCTTTTCACGCAAAATTTGTTTTTGCTCAGCCATTTGCTTGGCTCTTTTCTTTGCTTCCTCTTGTTCAATTAATCGTCTTTTCTTCTCTTTATTCAAGCGGTTAACATCGGATATAAAATCGCATATTTTGTAAATAATGAAAATAATTATAGCAGGAGGAAATGCTAGAACTACAAGTCCCATAATTATAAATGATGTAATCATAGATAAAACCTCTTGTACGCTATATAGCTTTTGCAATTCGCAGTTTGTTTAAATCTGGAAATAATTCACTTGCTATTTCAAGATAGTCGTTCATATGATTTCTCATTTCTATTTTCTGAACATCTTCTTCATCAAAATCATTTCCGAGAATATGTCTCATTTCATGCAAGAACACTTCATGCTGTTTTTCGTAGTTCAATGATGCATCTATGAATATTGTATAAGAATCATCAGCGTTGTGTTTGACGCATCCTGGAATGCCATATGACTTATCTAGCATTACCACGTTTATATAATATCCTTTGTAGTACAATCATTCCTCACCTTCCTCAATTTTACGCAATTCAGCGAGCTTCTTGGCAAAATCAACCAGTCTTTCTTTATCAACGGTGTTGTATACATCAAAGAGAATCTTGTCGTTGTTGTAGATTTCCTGTGCTGTACGAGCTGTCTCTTCATCAATGTAGTAGCCTTTGTTAGCTATCTCCGCTTTTGCATCATCTCCGTTCATTAGATAATCTATTGCAATACCAAAGTAATTAGCAATGATTTCTGCTAAATCCATTCCACACTTTGAATTCTTTTTCTTCCATGTACTGATTGTTGATTGAGATACGCCAGTTTCTTTGCAAAACTTATAAGCACTTATCCCACGGGATTGTAGTAATTGTTCAAAAATTTCATACATTTTTTGTCCACCTTTCACTAAAACTAAATACTTTGTCAAAAACGTAGTAATACTTATTGACAACCGAAGTATAAAGTGCTATAGTATGGACATACTTGAATGAACCGAAGTAAACGACCAAGTAAAATTCGATTCTATGAAGTACTTCGCTTGTGGTATAAGTATGATTCGTTTGATTAAACTATATCACTAAACCGAAGTAAACACAAGTATAAATAACAATAAAAAGGGAGGGATATTTTTGGCTAAAATGTACACCTGTGATGAAGTAGCAGAGCGATACAAGGTAAAAGTAATCACAGTATGGGATTGGATTCGTCAGCGTAAATTGAATGCAATTAAGCTCGGAAGAGAGTACAGAATATCAGAGGACGACCTTATTCAATTTGAGAATGAACGAAAAACAATTCCGGCAAATGACAAAAGTTAGAAAGGAGAAAGATGAATAACCTAGTAAAAATTGGAAACAGTGATTTATCCATCAAAGAGTTTAACGGTCAGAGAGTTGTTACATTCAAGGATGTAGACAGCGTGCATGAAAGACCGGACGGAACGGCAAGGAAGAGATTCAATGACAACAGAAGTAGGTTTATTGAGGGTGAAGATTTCTATAAAATTTGCCCGTCCGAAATTCGGACGCACAAAATCATGGAGATTTCGGAGATGGCAAGAGAGGATGTAACGCTTCTTACTGAATCAGGTTATCTGATGCTAGTAAAATCATTTACTGATGATTTAGCTTGGGAAGTTCAACGTGAACTTGTAAAAACCTACTTTAATAAGAAAAAGCCAATGAGTCCAGTAGAAATGATGCGTATTCAGTTAGGCATGATTGATGACCATGAAGGACGTATCGCAGACCTTGAGCAGAATATGACGATTGATTACGGACAGCAGATGTCACTTGGAGATATCGTCAATAGAGTTGTGATTGATGCTCTTGGTGGTAAAGACAGTAATGCATATCACGAAATCGGTAGAAAAGTATTTGCTGAATGCAATAGGGATTTGAAACATTACTTCAATGTAAATGCTCGCAATAATGTCCCGAAGAAGAAATTCGATGAAGCAGTGGATTACGTGAAGAACTGGCAACCATGCACCAATACAAGGATTATGATTCAAGACTGCAATGCTCAGATGCGAATGTAGGAGGACTTATGAAGAAAAGAAAAATAGACCTTGATGATGTGGCAATCATCTGTGGTCTACTCTCAATCATTATCAATGTGGCATTTTCTGGAAAAGAGTTATTAACCAATGTACGTTGGTTGTTATCTTATCTAGGTTTGTAAGAACTGCCACAGCTAAAGATGCAATAGAAATAATTGTAGCGGTATGAGATTTCTTGTTAGCGTTTCCGGCATCTTTTTGAGCCTTTTGAGCAAGTTCATTTGAACTTTGAGCAATGCTTTCAGCAGAATCAGCTTGACGCTTGGCAGATTCTGATAGTTCTTTTAAAGGTTCTAACTGATCTTGCATAGCTTTGAGTTGTTTGGATGAATTTTCGGCATTCTCTTTCATTAGTTCATATGGAGATGGTCTATCTTCCCAAGGATTAATAGGTTTTGGGTTTGGAATAGAAATTTTTGGTTCATTAGGAACAAAAACGTAATCTGGAAAATCTTTCATATCAGTACCTCACAATTGTTTTTATACATTATAACACAGAAAGGATGAGCTATATGGACGAAAAGAGAAAATTAATCGAAGAAGAGCTTAAAAAACTTGGAATCAATACGATTGATGAACTCAACGAAGCCATCAAAAAAGAGAAACTGGATGTCACATTAATGGTTGCGATTCCGAATAAAAAGGCAGCAACATGTTAGGAGATCATATGAAAGAAATCTTCAAAAAAATCCTGTTTTGGGTGGCGATTGCAATATTGTTCGAGATAGCCTGGATCGCCATTCTGTTGATCTACTGCAGAATGGGCGGACCACTAGATATTGTGTGGAAATAAAAATCGCACCCATAGAGAGTGGCATCTCATACAGGTGCAAATGTAAAAATAAATGACAATTAATAATAGCATAGGAGGCGTCATGAAACAACCTAAAAAGTTAACATTGAGCCAGAAAAAGCTTCTGGTGGATCTCGGGTTGTCCCCGAAAGAGTGGATGAACCTGTTCGAAGATGATTTGTACTTACATATCGTCAAAAAGGATAGTTCAGATAGAAAAATTATAGATAAGGAAGAAAGGGTGATAGTTGGTGAAGCAGATTAAATTGCTGTCCATGCATATCCAAAATTTTAAGGGATGTAAGGACAGAACTATTGAGTTTGGTGAAAAAACAAGAATCTCCGGTGCGAATGCCACTGGAAAGACAACCATATTCGATGCGTTTACATGGCTATTGTTTGGAAAAGATAGCCTTGGAAGTTCTGATTTTGATATCCGGCCGTTGGATGCAGACGGGAAGATGGCAGATAGAATTGAGATTTCCGTAGAATCGAAGATTTCTGTAGATGGTAATGAATATGAGTTAAAGAAAGTCCAGAAGCAGAAATGGGTAGAGAAACGTGGGGCAGGCACTACAGGGTTACAGGGTAATATAAATGAATTTGAGATCAATGGATATCCAAAGAGGCAGAAAGAATTTAAGGATTTCATTGCCGGAATCATTGATGAAGATATATTTACTCTGATTACTAATCCGACAGCATTTAATTCGTTGCCGTGGAAAAAACAAAGAGAAACACTAATGAAGTTTATTGGAACGTTCTCCGATGTGGAAATCGCTGAAACGTTCGGTGAGAGATACACAAAGCTGATTCCGGAGCTGAGAATTGCAAGCACGGACGATATCTTGAAGAAATATGCAAAGGTAAAAAATACTCTTAATAAGGATATGGTTGAGATTCCGGCAAGAATTGATGAAATCTCCAAACAACTTGTGATTGCTGATGTTGGAGCGTTGGAGATTGAAAAATCGGCTAAAGAAGTGGCTCTGCAGAAAGTAGAAGATGAATTATCAGGTGGCAACAGTCAATTGGAAGATATCAATTCCAAACGTCAGGATATCATGAATCTCAAATTTCGCATTTCCGAAATTCAGAACGAAGAGAACCAGAAGTTATTCGATAAATCAAAGGCTCTTAGAGATGATCTGGTAGCGAAAGAAGATACTCTGAGAAGCATTAAACGTGAGATCGCCGATACGAATTCTGAAATTCATTCGGTTCACTCTAAATATGAGTGGTCTGTTAAGGAAGTTAAGCGGTTGCAGGAAGAGTGGAAAGCGGAAAAAGCAAAGACATTCCCTGAAATGGTTCCAATGGAGCCAATTCCAAACAGTGCTTCGGTGTGCCCGACTTGCGGACAGGATTTGCCGGAAGATGTTATTCAGAAAAATATTGAGAACTATGAAAAGAAAAAACAGGCATATGAAGATAAATATATGAATGATTTTATCCAGTTCAAAGAGCGGAAAAGCAAAAAGATTAGCGAAATCGAAATCGCCGGAACAGAAGCTGCTACGGATAGGGATAAATATAAGAGCCGTGAAGAAGAACTTCGCAAAAGCATGGCCGAATTGGATTCTAAGCTGGCGGAAGCTCAGAAAGCATATGATTCTGTACAGGAAGAACTTGATCGTTATCCAAAGACAGCGGACATTTCTGAAAACACTGATTATAAGGCAACTGTCGAGAAAATCTCGGTACTTGAAAAAGAGATTGAAACTATGAGTTCTGATACATCTGGAAGAACAGAACTTGAAGCAAAAAAAGCGGTGCTGAAAGATGAAATTGCGGAGATTGCCGGAAAGATTCTGGCAGCAGACAATTCCAAAGTAAAGGAACGTATCGCAGAACTTGAGGCGGAGCAGAAAGAAGTCGGACAGAAAATCGCAGAACAGGAGCAGATGATTGACCTTGTGGAAGATTTCATCCGTGAAAAAATGAATAGAATTTCTGCAAAGGTTAATGAGATGTTCAAAATCGTTTCATTCAAGTTGTTCTCAGAACAGATCAATGGCGGTCTGAAAGAAACTTGTGAATGTACTGTAAACGGCGTACCGCTGTCAAGCTTGAATAACGGGCACAGGATTATTGCCGGACTGGATATTATTCAGTCGCTGTCAAACTTGTATGAAGTTAGTTGTCCGGTTTTTATCGACAACAGCGAAGCGGTAAATGAGGTTAATTTTCCAGAAATGAACGCACAGACGATTCATCTGGCGGTAACTGATGACAAAGTATTGAAAGTAGAAAGTGAGGATAAATAAGATGTTAAAAGTTGATTTTGAAAGAACAGAAATTAAAGGATCGGAGCCACATATTCTTACAGAATTTGCGATGCTCGCAAGAAATTTACGTGAGTTTCTTGCACAGGACGAAAGTACAGAGTATGCAGATGCAAGGATTGCAAGGGCGATTGAGTTGTCAAAAAAAACATCAGATGAGATTGATGAAGAAATTTTGAAATCCATCAATGAGTTAGGAAAAATGTTAGCAAGAGCTTGTTCCGAAGAAAAAGTCAAAAAAGAGAGCGATGATAAAGAGCCGTCAACGGGCAATTCGGATTTTGATGATTTCCTGAAAGACCTCTTTTGCAGAGGTGCTGAGTAATGTACATAAAGGCGAAATATCTTAAGAACGACATTCCGGCCGGCAAAGCTTACACCTTTGAAACCGATGTCCCTGTTAAAATCGGGGACAAGATTTCTATCGGTAAAGCACAGGCGATCGTGGAAGTTGTGAATGTGCAGGAAGATGAAGTCGCCGGATATAAGGAAAAAATCAAGAAAGTGCAGAAAGTGGAGGAAGAATAGATGGAATTTAAAATTGGTAGACTTTACAGGGTTAAAAATGGTGAAGAAAAAGGAAATATTATTAGGATTGTAAACCATGATGCTTTTGCAGACAAGTATACATATGAAACAATTAATGAAATTAAAGAATGCCTGGTTAACAATTTCTACAATGGATCACCTTTTTCCAAAAATTTAAAACCAGTAAGTGAATGTATTGTGATTTACCGTAGAGGTAATGAAGTTATTGCATTGAATAAAATTGACGGTTCCAAAGCTGTTGCAAAATGCCATCCAGATGATGATTTCGATTTTATGGTCGGTGCGAAACTGGCTTTTCAGAGACTTACTGGAAGTGAAACATTGGGAACAGATACAGATTCGTTAGAAAAAGACGCAAAATCTGTAGCAAAAGCAATTCGCGTGCCTGTTGAAGCATTAATAGAAGAGGGGTTTACAAGAACGGAAGCAATCGGAATTGTTCTTAAAATGGTAGCAACTCAGTAAAAATATGGAGGAAGAATAATGGCAGAGAAAAAAGAAGTGGCTCAGAAACAGGAGTTTACGACTGGATTGAGCAATTGGACAAACACAATTACAGGTCTTGTTTCAAGAGATTTTGAGCAGTGTGGTGTTTCTTACGATGAATACGCAAAGCAGTGTGCTATGAATGCCATGAGTTCAATCTTTCAGTTGGTTCAGAATACAGACAACACAGACATGAATAACCTTAACACTTCCAATCTGAGAGAAGTTGTGGCTCAGTGTGCGAGCCTTAAGCTGAATGCCAATGCGGTTCCAAGAGAAGTCTATTTCCAGCTGAGAAGCAAACAGATTAACGGTCAGTGGTGCAAAATGGTTGAGATGGGTATTGAGGGTGATGGAAACGATGCGCTTTTAAGGCAGTTCGGTAACAATGTAGACACTGTGTATCCAGTATGGCTTGTAAAAGAGGGTGATGATTTTACATACCCTCGCAGACGTGGAATTGAAGTAGAACCGGCAGAATGGACTCAGAAAGGATTGTCCGATAAGACAGTGCGTGTCGTATATCCGGTAAAACTGAAAGATGGAACAGTTGATTACCTGATTGCAGAAAGAGAACCCGTTAGAACAAACCTGATCGCTCATATCAGAAACAATCTTCTGAATGAGACGTTTGGTATTTGCGAAAACCGTTACAAGGCTACTCCAAAGCAGAAAGAACAGATTAAAGCAAAAAAAGAGGAAATCTTGTCTGCTGTTCGTGAATGTGAAACTTTGGAAGATATCTTAAAGTGCGAAGTTGCAAAACCATATATCAGTGCTGCATGGCTTGATACGCCGGAAGCAATGATTGTCCGCAAGATGCGTAACAATGCGATTAAGAAGTTCCCTAAGAATCTGAACAACATGGCTTCAAACTCATTATTACAGCTGGATGAAACATACAAAGCATCACAGGAAGAGATTGCGCAGAACGAAAACTCACAGGAATTTGTAGTTGAAGATGAATCTGTAGTAGCTGAATCAGAAGCTGTTGAAGTGGAAACGCCAGAATTTGCAAGGGAGTAAGTCATGATTGCTAAGATGGATAATCTAAAAAGCGCGATAGATAAAATGAACAGTGGCGTGTACGATTTTACAGACGATGGAAAGTGTACACAATGCGGTGCTTGCTGCTCAAATTATCTTCCGATGACTCAGAAGGAAATTGCTACAATTCACAGATTCGTGAAAAAGCACGACATTAAGGAATTTAAACATTTATTCCCAGTATCCAATGATACTTTTGATATGACTTGCCCGTTCATGGATGATTCCAAGCAGAAAGAGAAGTGCAGAATCTATTCGGTCCGACCAGAAATCTGCAAACAATTCATCTGTTCAAAGGAAAGGAAACCATTCAACGGACATTGGCAGCAGTATAGTGTCGTGGATATGAGAGGGGAATTTTTCGGAAAGTAGAACCGGGGAGGTGGTTCAGTGCTAGTGAGAACGATAAATACAGGCTCTTCTGGTAATGGATACGCTCTAATTTCGGGGGAAGATATTCTTCTCCTGGAATGCGGAGTTCCGGCAAAAGAAATGCTGAAAGCTATTGATTATCAGACTTCCATGGTGAATGGTTGCATACTGTCACATATCCATGGCGATCACGCTGGATATATTAAACAGTATATGCAATACGGAATCAAAGTATATACCTCTGATGAAGTCGAAACAGATGTTGAAACGGTAATGGGAGAGAAAACCATAGGCTTACAGAGGATGAAACGGCAGAAGATAGGCTCATTTGAAGTGGTTCCGTTCCACGTGCCACATGGAGAAACAGAATGTGACGGATGGCTGATTGATACACCGGATGGACGGATTCTCTTCATCACAGATGCCGAGTATTGCCCGTATGATTTTTCAAAAATGCATATCAACTACGGCTTGATCGAATGTAATTATGCAGAGGATTATATCAGAATTGAAGATAGTAGTCCTAAATATAACCACGTATTAACCGGTCACATGGAGCTTGAAACGTGTAAACGGCTGATACAGAAGATTAACAGCGTAAGTCTAAGAAGTATAGGCTTGATACATTTAAGTGCCTACAATGGCAATCCAGTGCGGTTCACGGAAGAAATACAGGAGATAGTTGATTGCGATGTGGATGTGTGGGTTGCAGAAAAAGGAACTGAGAAAGAATTTAGGCTGATGCCGTTTTAGGAGAATAAATGAACAGATTTGAGAAGATGCATGGTAAGCCTGGTGCAAAATATGGAATCTACAACAAACAGGCTAAGAAATTCCAGTTTGGAATATGTGAAGATACTCCGATGCTCGCAGAAGCAAGGTTGTGGCAGAAAATTGGAGACGATGCAAGAAAATGGAGATTTGAGGTAAAGAGATTGCCAGATAAGGAGAAATAATCAATGAATAAAGTAATTTTAATGGGACGCTTGACAAGAGACGCAGAAATTAGGAGTTCACAGGGTGGAAATCCTACAACGATTGCCAGATACACACTGGCTGTAGACAGACGATTCAAGAGAGACAACGAGCAGAACGCAGACTTTATCGGATGCGTTGCTTTCGGAAAGAGTGCGGAATTTGCTGAGAAGTATTTCCGGCAGGGAATTAAGGTTGTTGTAACAGGACGTATTCAGACTGGAAGTTATACCAATAAAGACGGTCAGAAAGTTTATACGACAGATGTTGTTGTAGAGGATCAGGAATTTGCTGAAAGCAAGGCAACGAGCCAGCAGAATCAGCAGAATAACAGTACCCCAGCAACAGACAGTGATGGCTTTATGAATATCCCAGATGGCATTGATGAGGAGATGCCATTTTCTTAAGAGGTGAATGTGATTGAAAACGAAACCGAAGAAGTGTTGCTATCCAGATTGTTTTAATTGCCCGTATGTGGATTGCCGATGGGATTGTGCAAACCCATCACAGTACGCATATATACATTCAGAAGCTGGGAAAGCGGCACAAGAGCGATATAAGAAATCCGAAAAAGGTAAAGAACGTGATAAACGAAGACAAAAAAGAAGAATTGAATCCGGAAAGAATGCAGAAATGTGTAGGAAATATTATGCAAGAAATAGGGAGAAAATTCTTGATGCGAAAAAGTGTAAACGCAATGAAAAATTGCGTATTTTAAAGGAAAAGCGAAGAGAATATGATCGCCAACGATATCTAAAAAGAAAGGAGGCGAAGCAAAGTGCAGAAAGAAAAGAAGCCGTCTGAAATCATACAAGAATTTCTTGAGTTCTTAAAATACTGCGATAAAGAGTATAAAGATTGCGTAACGCAGGTATATAAGTATGACAAAATGAATCAGGATTATCTGCATGATATTGAATTTGCTCATGACTATGATGAACGATGCAAGTTAGCCACACAGATACACAAACAGAGAAATGACAGACGAGCGATGAAAGATAGAGTTGAATTTGTCGAAAAAGTAGCTAAATTCTGTGCGGACAGGCAGAATAAGCAGTTCATTGACAGGATTAAAAGCCTATTGGAGCAACAGGAAAGAGCTGAACAGTATGTACTTAGCGAACGCCATTATAACAGGAGAGGTGAGATAGCCAATGATACTAATTAGTGATAAGGGACAGCAGAAAGGCAAGCATACCGCTAAGGAGAATTACTGGAAGGATCATGGAATAGAAGTATTAACCATGCCTCTTCCTTGTGGAGATTACATAATCGCGAATGAACGAGTTATGGATGTAATCAACCGGAAGAATGAACGTGGTGTTCCGGTTAAAAAGATGGATTTTCTTGGGACATACAATGTAACGGTTGATACAAAAAAAGATATCCAAGAGCTTGTCGGTGATATTTGTGGAAAGCAACACGCAAGGTTCCGGGATGAATGCATATTGGCTCAGAATAACGGCATTAAGTTGTATGTGTTGGTGCAGAATGCCGGTGGATTGATTAAAGGAACAAAAGATATATATAATCCGACAATCCGAACGCTGGATGAGCTTCATAAATGGAAAAATCCAAGACTTTTTGTGATGAAGCGTACAAGTGATGTGATTGGTCATTACAAGAGCGGAAAACCAATATACAGGCGCACACAAAGGTATCCGGCAGCAACCAGGGGAGAAACGCTCATGAAAGCTTGCAAGACTATGCAGAAGAAATATGGAGTTGAGTTCATTTTTTGCAGTAACTCTGAACAGGGAACGAAAGTTATTGAACTGCTTCAACAGGAGGTGGACGAATGCCAGGAGACGTAAAATGGATAAAAATTGTCACAGATATCTTTGATGACGAGAAAATGTATGCCATTGAATCACTTCCAGATGGAATGCAGATTGAGGTTGTATGGTTCAAAATCCTGTGTCTTGCTGGTAAATGTAATCAAGGTGGTTCACTTTCTATTTCCAACAAAATAGCTTACACAGATGAAATGTTGGCTAAGATATTCCGAATGGAGATAGGAACGGTCAAAAGGGCCTTAGAAGTCTTCCAAGGCCTTGAAATGGTGGAGTTAGAGGATAATGCATATATGGTGTCGAATTGGTCGAAATACCAGAATCAAGATGCTCTAGAAGCTATCAAAAAGCAGAACAGAGAACGTCAGAGAAGATACCGTGAAAGGCAGAGAGAAAAAGAAAGTAACGTTACAAATGCGTTAGAAAGTAACGTTAATTGCTCTATATCTACTTCTTATTCTTATTCTAATAATTCTAATATATCTAATCTTAATTATATATTAGAAAACAATATACATACAGATAGTAGTTATGTATTGGAGAATGAGGATTTGCATCAATGTTTGGAAGAGTGGATGCAGTACAAGGATGGAAGAAAGCCTAAATCGAGCAATCATTACGGAACGGAGATCGGACTGAAAAAGACCATCACACAATTTGTTTCTGGATATCGTGAGTACGGAATAGAAGCACTGAAAAAGATTGTGGATGATTCGATGGCAAATAATTATTCCGGTGTTGTGTGGGATAAGCTCAGCCGGATGCAGAAGAAACCAAAGGCGTCATCGGAAGAACCAAAAACGCCGAATATAAGTGACAGATTTTCTTGCGTGGAATTTTCTTTCCGTAAAATGTTGGAAGATGCCGGAGTCATCGAAGGGCAGTCACTTAACTATGGCCCCATCAGAGATCATCCAGAATGGTTACAACGACTTAAGGAGTGTGGCGTAAGTGATTTATAACTTCAAAGAGGAAGATGCCTATGAATTTGCCAGATTTGTTGGATCGCCGGTAAAACGCCACGGAGATGAATTGAGATTTACACGATATTGCCCGTATTGTCACGGTGGAACCGGAAGTAAGCGAGATAAAGATACATTTTCCATTAACTTGAGGACCGGGCAGTTTAAATGTCTGAGATCTAGCTGCGGAATTACAGGGAACATGATTACACTTGCAAGAGATTTTGATTTCAACCTTGGCTTACAGGTAATGGAATATTACCAACCGCGGAAGAAATACAGAAAATTGAAGACGCCGGACAATCCGATTGTTCCAAAAAGCCAGGCGGTGAAATATTTGGAAAGCCGGGGAATATCAGAAGATGTGGCGAATAAGTATGAAATTACTACGCAGAATGACAGAGACAACGTGTTGGTATTCCCGTTCTATGACGAAAAAGGGAAGATGCAGTTTGTAAAGTATCGGAAGACTGATTTTGATAAATCTAAGGATAAAAACAAGGAATGGTGCGAAGCAGATTGTAAACCAATCCTGTTTGGAATGAAACAGTGCGAAGACTTTACAAGGCTTGTAATTACGGAGGGGCAGTTAGATAGCCTTTCCGTAGCAACGGCCGGTATAACGAATGCTGTGAGCGTTCCAACCGGAGCGAAAGGATTTACCTGGGTTCCATACTGCTATGACTGGGTATGCCGATTTGATGAAATTGTTGTGTTTGGAGATTTTGAAAACGGACATATGACCTTGCTACAGGAATTGAAGCAGAGATTTCCAAACAAGATAAAACACGTCAGAGAAGAAGACTACAAAGGCTGTAAAGACGCCAATGAGTTGCTGCAAAAGCACGGACAGGAAAATGTACAACTAGCGGTAGAAAGTGCCGAATTTGAGCCGATTAATTGTGTTGTGGAACTTGCAGATGTTGAAACAGTAGATATCTATAAGCTGAAAAAGCTGGATTCAACGATAAATGAGTGTAACCGGTTATTGTATGGAGGTATCCCGTTTGGTGGAGTTGTACTGATTACTGGGAAACCCGGTGAGGGAAAATCGACCTTGGCAAGCCAAATGGTGGCAAGAGCAATAGAAACAGGGCATAGAGTATTTGCTTATTCTGGCGAGTTGCCGAACTATCTGTTTAAGTCATGGATTGATTTCCAGATTGCCGGTCCGCAGCACATCATAGAAACAACAAACAGATTTGGTGATGTTTCCAGAAAAATATCCAATCAAAATCAGAGGTTGATTGATTCATGGTATCGCGGAAAAGCATTTCTATATGACAATCGTATTGTTGATCGTGATGAAAAAGAAGATATATGCTCTACTATCCAACGAACAGTTATGCAGTACGGAGTTGATGTGATATTGATAGACAACCTCATGACTGCAATTGATTTGGATATGGAGAAAGGTTCGGATAAATACGAAAAACAGAGCTTATTCGTTAAGAAACTTGCGAGAATAGCGTTGCAATTTAACATTCTGATTTTATTGGTGGCGCATAAGAGAAAAAATAATTTTTCTACAGTTGAAACAGATGAAATTAGTGGTGCTGGAGATATTTCAAATTTGGCAACGTTGGTAATTGGATACAGCAAGGATCCCGAACTTAGTAATACATACAGGAGAATAACGGTTCCAAAGAATAGATTGTTCGGAAGAGTTACGACTGGCGGACCTGGTAATGGATTTTTGGTCATGTACGATGAACGGTCTAAAAGAATATATGGAGAAGCCGATGATCTTAACTTGGAATATGGATGGATTAATCAAGACGGATTTGTTGAAGCTGATGAAGATTCAATTCCGTTTAAAGAGAAATATCTAACAGATGATGAGATTGAAGCTGAGTGCGAAAAGATGATCAACGAATTTAGAGATGCTACCGGAACAGATGATGATTGTGTGAAATTACAAGAGAATGTTCAGAAGATCTATGAATTAGCCGGAAGAACAAATTTGGCAAAAGAAAAAGTACTGGTAGCAGAACGGCAGATTGAAAAAAATATGATGGAGAACAAGAAGAATGAAGAGAAGATCTGAATTGCGGCGTGCACCGGATGAAATTGACAATATGCTCGAGAGCCATTATGCAGCTCTGGAAAAAGACAAGCCGTCAGAACAGGCTATTGAGGATTTTAAACGGAAACCACATTATGCGGATCCGTATGAATATTGGAGAAAGAAACAGGAGGAGTAAAAATGAGCAAAAGTAATGTATTGGAATTAGCAAAGAAATTAGTAGCAGCTATCGAGAAAGAAGACCAGAAAAACAAAGTGATGCTGAAAGATATCCCGGTTGGTGGAAAGTTTGATACAGGTATCGGACGATTCATTGTACTTGAACAGAAAGAAGATTCAACAGTGGTTATCACAGAAGGATTATATCGTGAAGATGTGAAATTTGATGATGATTGTACTGATTACAAGAAATCATCATTAAGAGAACTGTGCGAGGGCGAAATTCTCAATGAGTTTTCTGATGAATTCGGAGAAGAAAATATTTGTACAAATGAAGCCGGATTAGTAACAGTTGATGGACAGGAAGTATTTGGAAAACTCTTGACCAAAGTAAGACCTCTGACATTTGACGAAGCAAGGGAATGCAATGATCTGCTCGTAAACAAAGACATCCCGGATTGGTACTGGACTTGCACACCTTGGAGTACGAAAGAAAGAGGATGGGGATATTCAGTAGCGGTTGTTTCTCCGTCCGGTAGCATCTGCTACGATGACTGCAGCTACAGTCGCGGGGTGCGCCCATTTTGTATCTTAAAATCTAATATCTTTGTATCCAAAGTTGAGGAGGAGTAAAACATGATGACGTTAAAAGAATTCGGAGAAAACCTTAAAAATCTTAATGAAGTTTTTGAGCAGTTAAGAAAAAAATACCAGAAGCCGGAAATCGGAAAGACGATTGAAGTTGCCGGTATTAACTGGCTGGTGCTGGACAAGCTTGAAAATGGATATTTTACAATTTCGAAAGATTTTTACGGAAGAGACAGAAAGTTTGATGATAATTGCAACGATTGGAAATCCAGTGATTTGAGAAATGAGTTAAACACTGATCTCCGCAAAAAGATTGAAAATGAGTTGGGAGTGGATTCGCTTGTCGAGTTTGAACGCAATTTACTTTCGTTAGATGGTCAGACGGAATATGGAACTTGCAGAGATTATGTTTCACTTATTTCCGTGGATGAATACCGGAAGTATAGAAAGCTCCTGCCGAATACGGGTAAATGGTGGTGGACACTTACACCAGACAGCACGGCTTGTAATAATGATGACGCCTTTGTTCGGGTTGTTTCTCCGTCCGGTATCATCCGCAGCATTAGCTGCAGCGGCAGTGACGGGGTGCGCCCGGTTTGTATCTTTTCCTCTTCAATCTTTGAATCTTGTGAGGAAGATGATGATTAATGGCAGAGAATGATCTGAAAGTAATTCAAAAGGCGAAGGAACTGGCCACACATACATTGAAAGTGACCAGCAATGCCAACCGATATCCAAAAAAATATAGATTTTCACTTGTTGATAAAATGCAGAATAAGTCAATGGAAATCTATGAAATGCTCTTTGAAGCGAATAGAACGGATATCAAGAATTATAAAAGAGATCGACTTGAAATGCAGACAAAAGCAATTACGTATTGTGATGAACTACTTTTCTACATAGAGATGTCCTATGAGCTAAATATCATCAGTGAAAAGAGCGTGGAATATTGGTCAAAGTTGGTATCTGATGTAAAACATATGGCTATTGCATGGAGAACCAAAGACCGGCAAAGATAAATACACTTTAGGTTCGTTTCCGTTAAGCGGTTGTTTCTCCGTCCGGTAACATCAACAACAATAACTACAACAACAGTAACGGGGTGCGCCCATTCTGTATAACAGGGAGTCAGAGTAGGCATCAAGCCGAAATCGGGAAAGATACAAAAAGGAAACGGACCGTCCTCATAGAGGTAAATATAAAGGAGTACCAATGGATAAAGAAATTGTCACGGATTACGGTAATCTGTATTACGCTTATCGAAAAGCTAAGTCTGGCAAGAAATTTAATAGCAGCACTGCAAGATTTTCTAATGTCGCTTTAGACGGAATCAATATCCTAAAAGAGCAGTTAGAGAATCAGACATATACAGTTGCTCCGTATAACCGGTTCGAAATATATGAGCCGAAACAAAGAGTAATTGAATCGTGTTCGTTTAAAGATAAGGTAGTGCAACACATACTCTGTGACAACATTCTGCATCCAAAATTGAAGAATGTATTTATAAAATACAATTCTGCCGGACAAATAGGAAAAGGGACACTGTATGCATTAGATGGATTAAGGGAACACATGGAATCATTCTATCAGAGACATGGCGTAGACGGATGGATATTGAAATGCGATATCAGGCACTTCTTCTACGAAATTGACCACGAAACACTGAAAGATATCGTAGATTATTTCTTCCCAGAACCATACACAACATGGCTGAATCATACACTGATTGATAGTAGCAAGAATCCAGGTTTACCACTTGGCAATCAAGCCGGACAGGTATATGCACTGCTTATGGTCCATGCAGTAGATTGTATGGCAACTGGCGAGCTTGGAATTACTGAATATGGAAGATATATGGATGATTTCTACTTGATTCATCAAGATAAGGAATATTTGAAATGGTGTTTGGAATGCATCAGAGAAATGCTAAAAACACTTGGACTTGAATTGAACGGAAAGACACAGATCATACCGTTTAGAAAAGGAATGCGATATTTAGGGTTCCATCATTATATGACGGCTGATGGAAAATATATTCGGAAGCTGACCGGAGAGAATAAGCGGAAGAATAAGAAGAAATTTCGAAAACTGGTAAAAGATGTGAAAGCCGGGAAACTCACGGAGGAAAAATTCTATGAGAAATATAATTCATGGAAGAACCATGCATTACATGGTAATTGTATCAAATTGGTTCACAGCATGGATTTACATATAGAAAAATTGATGAAAGAGGTAATGGAGTGACACGACAGGAACAGGAGGATCAGGAGCAGGAACAATATCTTGCGGAGTGGTCTAAAAAGCAGAAAGAGAAGCGAGAAAAGAAGAAACGAAAACTTTGGTTTAGGAGGGATAGAAAGTGAATAAAAAAGAAGTATTGGAAATCAGAAAACAATTCACACCGGAGAATTGTGCAATCACTCGTATAGCCGGATGCTACGTGGATGGAGAAAAAGAGAAACGAATGGAAATAGAAGAAGCGTTTCTTTCACTGCCGGAAGAACAGGCGTTTAAGTATTTCGACATCTTTAAAAAGACGTTATCCGGGAAAATCGGAAAGAACCTGTTGAACCTGGAATACAAACTGAAAGAAAGCAGAAGCAGTGACCTGGAGGGTGAAGAACATGAACTGTTAATGAATCTGAGAGAAAGCAAACTGAGAGACCCGGCATTGTTGGACGAATTCTACGAAAATATTCTTACGTCCTATGACTGCGCTGAGAATTACTACATCGTACTTATCCATGCAGTATATGACGTACCTGGAAAGACATCGGACGGAGAAGAATTGGAGGATGCATCTGAGGAAGTATACGATTTCATTCTTTGTTGTATCTGCCCGGTGAAACTTTCAAAAGCCGGTCTTACTTACAACTGGAAAGATGAACGGATGGAAGAGAGAACCCGTGATTGGGTAGTAGATATGCCGGACAAAGGCTTCTTATTCCCGGCATTTAACGACCGACAGACGGATGTACATAGCGTACTCTATTACACCCGGAAGTCTGCCGAGGTACAAGAAGAAATGGTTCGTGAGGTACTTGGAATTGATTTGGTTGTATCTGCCGATGGAGAGAAAGATAAATTCGGTAAGTTGTTAAAGGATGTACTTGGAGAAGATGCAGACAGCAAGACCGTGAAAGACATCTTTGAGGGCATATCAGAAGAGATGGAACGCCATGCAGAAGACCCGGAGCCGTACAAAATGGGCGAAAACGAACTGAAAAAGATATTCAGTAGCAACGGCGTACCGGATGAAAAGATGGAAATGTTTGAGGATGCTTACCGGGAGAATATCGGGAATGAGCCAATCATGGCAAGCAATATTTGCGACAACAAGGTAGTCAATATCCAAGTGCCAGAGGGGAAGATAACTATCAATGCAGATTTCATCAGCAATTTAGAAATCAAGGAAGTTGACGGAAGAAAATGCATGGTACTGCCAGTAGATTATGTAGAAGTTAACGGAATTTCAACGAAAGCGTAGGTGAGGAAGATGAAATATAAGGTTGGAGACAAGGTAAGAGTAAAAGAAAACTTACCTTTGTATATGAAAGCTCACTGTGTATCTACTTTTAGTCCAGAAACATTGAAGTATAACGGAATGATAGTTACGGTTAGTGAAGTGAAAAAAGATCAATACAAAATTGAAGAGGATAAAGGCTTTTACGATTGGTATGAAGATATGTTTGAGCCAGCAGAAGAAATTAGTGCGGAAGAAGCATTGAAAACGTATACGGAATTTTGTAGTGAGCATAGTTGCAATGACTGCCCTATTCAAAAACTCGATACTACTTATTATTGTCCTGATATTAGAAAAGAATATCCAGAAGACGTTGTTAAAGTACTTAAGCAGTGGAAAGCCGACCATGAGAAAAAGCCGATTGAGACAAAATGGGTATGGTATGTGAAAATCATTGAAGTTGATACGCATTTGCTGAAACACGAAGAGCTTTTAGAACTTGATTTCAGTATCCCGATGGATCGGAAAAAAGAAGAAATTCTCAAGAAATACTGTGCTGAACACGATGGAAAATATTATGTAACCGATGAACGTAGATGCGTAGTAAAGGAGTAGCCATGAACACAGGAGAAAAGATAGATTACATGATTCAGTGTTTACAGGTAGCAAAAGGAGAATATGAATACGAAGCTGAACGTTATGCACATGAATGTGCTGAGGATTACGAATAGATTCTATGCACTGGAACGGCATACGTGCTACGAAAGGATTGTATGAAATGTACGGGATTAACGGAAGAACTACGACTAAGAGGAATGGAGTAGCTGGAAATGACAGTACGAGACAGGATTGGGGGATGTGAGAGTGAAATTTATAGACTGGTTCGCCGGAATAGGTGGTTTCCGAAGAGGAATGGAACTTGCCGGACATGAATGCGTTGGTTTTTGCGAATTTGATAAATTTGCTACAGCGAGTTATATTTCCATGCATCTTCTGACGGACGAACAAAGAAAGAGGCTGGATGAATTACCACAGAAGAAAAGACAGAAGGAGATTTTAAACGATGAATACAGAAATGGAGAATGGTACGCAAATGACGTTAGAAGAGTGTGTGCCGATGATATTCCAAAAGCAGACTGTTGGTGTTTCGGATTCCCATGCCAAGACATCTCAGTCGCAGGAAAGCAACTTGGATTTCAAGGAAACCGTTCGAGCTTGTTTTTCAGAGTTATGTACCTTATCGGACAGCTCAAAGAAGAAGATAAACCCACTTACCTTTTCATTGAGAACGTTAAGAATTTGCTTAGTGTTAATGGAGGATGGGATTTCGCCAGATTGCTCATTGAAATGGAGCAGGGGGGGGTATGATGCAGAATGGCAGGTGCTCAACTCCAAAGATTTCGGAGTGCCACAAAACAGAGAAAGGTGCTTCATTATCGGACATCTTAGAAGCAGAGGTTCCACAGAAGTATTTCCTGTCGAAAGAGCAGACAGAGAAGATAGTATTCAAATAATAGGTCACAGAGACGGTTACAGGAGAAATACACAAGTATTCTCACAGGAAGGAATCACAAATCATAAAGCAGAAGTAAGTGGAGTTGCAATTCCGGTTCTTACACCTGATCGAGCGAAAAAGCGACAGAATGGACGGAGGTTCAAAGACGATGAAGAACCGATGTTCACACTAACAGGACAGGACAGGCACGGAGTTGCAATCAAGGTTAAAGAAGCAACAAAACAAGGATATCAAGAATGCAGAGTAGGCGTTGATAGCGTAAATCTAGCTGTTCCTGGAAGTAAAACAAGAAGAGGAAGAGTTGGGCGTGATGTTGCGAATACCTTAGACACCAGTTGCAATCAAGGGATTTTCGTGCAGGTATCCGAAGAATTGACCGTATATGCTGTATGGTATGAAAAATACCAATGCTACATAGCAATCAGGCGACTGACTCCGAAAGAGTGTTTTAGACTTCAAGGATGGACAGATGATTACTTTGAAAAAGCAGCATTTGTAAATTCTGACAGCCAGTTGTATAAGCAAGCCGGAAATGGAGTAACTGTAAATGTGATCGAAGCAATTGCAGAAAAAATAAGATTTGCGTAGAAAGGTAAAAAATATGGCTAAAAGACCAGATGTAGCAGTGAATAAAATTGAATTCGATTCAAGCGAGGTAGATATGGCACTTAGAAAAAAATTCCAGAAAAACCGATATTTCTACATAACAGGAGCGATACTTGTTCACTGTGGGAATGCCCGCAGTGCAAAAGAAGATTTACAACAACACATAAACCGGGAGTACTTGATGGGACAGATATATATTATTGCCATAAATGTGGAAAAGCATTTGATTGGAGAGATTAATTATGCACATTGAATTAAAAAAGATAGATAAAGACACATTAAAAGTCGGGGATTGGGTTGGAGTTGCGAGAGTGGTGAGCTGTGGATGGTGTTCTACATTCCGGCATCAGTTAATTACTCCGGCAAAAGTTACAAGAATTACTCCAAAACGGACAAAATTCTTTACGGATAAATTCGGAGAACATGACAAAAAGGAAATTTTTTATGAGCTTGATGGTGATGCCGGAAACGAAAATTATTTAGCTAAATCATTCAAGTGTTTATCTGACGGAATATATAAGATGGAGGAATTGAAAAGAACTGATCGTTTAAGGGAAATCAGTGATGAAGATTTGCCGGAAGTAGCGGAACACATGAAAGCAATTACAGAGATTTTGGAGAAGTATAGAAAGGAATAACGAATCCTCGGTAAACCGAGGTTGTATTAAGAAGCTAAAGTAAACGAAGTTAATGCAGAAAACAATAGAGAAGTGAGTTCGATGAAAGACTCGATTAAAGTACGCTAAAAAACGCTCGGCACTATTGTTATCCACGATACATGGATTTGTAGCGTGGTGTTATGAAAGTATGTTGGTTTTCAACAGGAATAAGCAGTTTTGTAGCGTGTTATTTAGCAAAGGATGTAGACGAGATTATTTATACTCATGTCCCGGACCAGCATCCTGATTCTTTGAGATTTTTGCACGATTGCGAAAGGATATTGGGTAGAAAAATTACAATCTTACAATCTGATAGGTTTTCGTCAGTAGAGGATGTAATGAATTTCACCCACACAATGAACACTCCTTTTGGTGCTCCGTGCACAAGATATCTAAAAAAAGAAGTTAGGAAAAAATGGGAAAGAGAAAACCCTGATCACCATACATACGTGTGGGGATTTGATGTAAACGAAGTAAAGAGAGCTGAAAACACTTGCAAAGCATTAAGTGACTACGATCATGAGTTACCGTTGATTGAAAATGGACTCACAAAGGAAGAAGCTCACGGCATTGCGAACAAGCTCGGACTTAAAAGACCTATCATGTACGACATGGGTTATCCGAACAATAATTGTATTGGTTGTGTAAAAGGTGGTATGGGCTACTGGAATAAAATTCGAGTAGATTTCCCGGAGGTTTTTGATCGTAGAGCGAAGCAAGAACGTGAGATAGGGCGTAGCTGCATAAATGGTGTATTCCTAGATGAATTAGAACCAAACAGAGGAAACATTAATACAGAAGTCATGGAAGATTGCACGATAGCGTGCCAGCTTCTGACTTGGAACAAATAACCGTACCTTGACAATTGAATATTGATGGTTGGAATGGTATAATTTCTGTATCAAATGTACAGGAGAAAATAACAATGAATGATTTACTCGAAAGCAAAAAGGATGAACTACACAATATCGAGGAACTTAAAGATATCTCAGAAAATCCAGTTATAAAAACAGCAGCTTCTCTCATAAATTTGTTTCCTGGTGCAGGAGCATTTATTACATCTACTATCGCTGATGGATTAAAAGCGTTTGAAAATAAAAAACGAGAAGAGATAGAAAAGATAATATTTGACGATGGAACAATTACATTGGATGATGTGAAAGATGTTCACTTTATAATGGAGTACATAAGACTTATGGAAGTTGTGGATAGACTTTCCGAAAATAAGAAAGTCAAGTATATGGGAAGACTTTTTAAAAATGCGGTTCTGTCGAATGAAGAGAATAAATATGATATTTTTGATGAACGCTTACATAAATTTGACCAACTTTCTAATAGAGAGATAGAAGTGATGTATTATTTATACGAAAGCCAATATGATATTGAAAGAGAGCCATTTGGGACGTATGGAGAAGAAACACCAGATGATAAGCGCTTGAGAATTTGGAAAACTTTTTTAAAGTTTGCAGAAAAGCATGGGTATCATAAAAGATTAGCAGAAGAAATAATAGCTGGAACAACAAGAACTGGCTTTTGCAAAATTCAGTACTTGAATGTCACGGATAAAACAAAAGTTATTTATTTGTTGACAGGAGAATACTTCAAATTTATAAAACAAATAGGACTAAATGAATAAATTCATCTACCAACCATCAATATTCGGTGGTTGGTATTTTTTTACCAATTTTTAAGGAGAAGAGGTGAAAAATTGAAGAAAATAATATGTTTGATTCTGCTGTGCATCTGCTTAACTGGGTGCGCTGATAGTAATTCGACAGAAACCAGAGACGAAATTAGATACTCTTATGAAAATGCAGATGCGGTCATTACTTACATAGATATGAGAAAGTGGTTCGCATATGTTCCAAGATGGCAGTGGGAAATAAAGGTCGAATATGACGGACTGACTTATGAGGAAGACGATTATGCAAGTGGAATGATGAATGAGCCAAGTTTCGCTGACAGTCAAAAAGGAGATTCTGTGACTGTAGAAGTAACAGAAAAATATGTTAACGGAAAACTGGTAGACCGATATATATCTGGAATTGAATAGGGAGAAAGGAACGAATTATGAGTACATTTGAAGAAAGAATAGCGAAAGCAGTAACAGAGAAATTTAATGACGGAACAGTTGAAGAGCTTGTGTCTGATGCCGTGACCAAAGCACTGAAAATAAGTATTGAAGATCAGTTCAACTGGAAAGGTGAAGCAAAGAAGATTATAGATGAGAAAGTAAAAGAAGTAATGACACCGGTAATCGAAAGAGTAAATCTAGACGAATATACAGTGAAGCTCGATGCAGTTCTCACGGAAATTATTAACAGCACAAATCTGATTGACAACAAAGAAATCTTAGGAAACTTCAAGAGTCTTATGACGGATCCGGATAAAGATACAATCAGCTTAAAAGAAGTGTTCGAAAAATACAAGGAATATGTCAGCGAGAGCGTTGATACATCCGAACTTGAAGTATACATAGATGATGAACCGAGATATCAGAATGTGACAGCAGAAGTAACTGTTGATACAAGAAATAGCATATTTGGAGGAAGATTTTGCGATTTGGTTTTTAAATGCGAGGAGGATGAGAAACTGACAAAAGAAATCCATTTGTATGAATCAAAAAGAAATGGATTCAGAATTACAAGATTCGAAAGCGAACTTGATATCAATTCATTAAGATATGTAGATAAGTTTGACATTTTCATGATGCGATTAGATCGAGCGTTCTGTGATATCACAGATATTATGGAGATGTACGATGATGATGTCAATGTCGAAGTCGAACCGGAAGCATCCTGGGATTGATGAATACATGGAAGAATGCCCGGATTATGTAAAGGAGGATGAAGATGAGTAGAATCGGAATAGGAGCAAATGTCACACAGCCAGATGCAAAATGTATGAGCTGTAAATATTGGAAACAAGCAGAAAAAGAAAGATTTGGTTTTGGACGAGGTGGGTACTGCTCAACCGGATATTGCAAGAAAGATTTTCGGAAGAGAGGTAAGAAAAAATGAGAATAATTAGCCAAGATGGATGTTACGACATCCCTTATGAATCAATAATACTTCAAAGGTTGGGAACAACTATATTCGGTGTGACAACGGGACTTCAAGAATCAGTTACAATTGCACGGTATCGCAAAGAGGAAAAAGCTATTAAGTCTATGAAGATGTGTAGAGAACAGTATGCATGGTGCAAAATAAGAGATCACGGGATGAACTCACTCACTATGGCTATGAGTTTTCGGAGAACAGATGAAATAGAACAACTTTTAGAAACGTTTGCGGAGAAAAACATTTTTCAATTTCCGGAAGATGAAGAGGTGCAAATATGAGTAGAAAAAGATCATTAAAAGAGATACAAGAAGACATTAGAACGCTGACAAGAGTACCATCGGAATTCATTTATGCAAAACTGGATGAGCTGGCAGAAGAGATTGGGGAGTTAGCGAAACCAAAGTGGATTCCAGTAAGTGAGAGACTTCCGAAGAAGCCAGAGATTGACGGTGATTCCGATTGCTACATTGTGCAGACCAGACGTGTTGCACAACCGTTTATCGGCTACTGGGATGGAAGAGAATGGACAGACGAAGAAGTTGATATTTTGGACGAAGTAATAGCATGGATGCCGTTGCCGGAACCGTATAAGGGGGAATAAAGAGATGAAATATAGTGAAAGATTAAAGCCGTGTCCATTCTGCGGTAAGAAAGCAGAATTTAGAACAAATACAACTGGAACGAACGGTGAAAATTTCAAGTATCGGTTTAACATTAGATGCAGAAATTGTGGAATGAATTCATCACATATCTATGGTGTGGAGATAACTTTCAGAAATGGCGATTTCGTAATAATCGAAGATGAAAGCGATAAGGCTGTTGAGGAATGGAACAGGAGGGCAGAAGATGGGAAGACTGATTGATGCGGATACGTGCCAGTATTATGACGGATACGGAGATAGACTGGATAGAGCCATTGAAATTGTGAAACGAGGTGGAAGGGATGACTGAAAAAGAGTTATGTCTAATGTGCGAAAATTACTCCGAAGACACAAAATGTGAACAACGTGATAACTGTAAGCTCATGGCAGTACTAAACGAAAACATGGAACTAAAGAAAAAAGTAAGTCGATTAAAACAACAATTGGATGAATCGGAATTAAAACGATCATACATGATAAATCCGAACGCAATTGGTGATAGACACGATATGGGTTGCTGGTAGAGAGGGTGGAAGAGATGGAGAATATGAATAGAGAAATACTTTTTAGAGGGAAACATATTCATGCAATGGATAGTAACGAGCATCTTAATGGAACATGGGTGCATGGCTATCTTAGTGATAAGGATTATATTTACGATAAAAGTCTCGAGGGAGATATTGTAAGATATGGCGAGGTTTGCGGTGAAGTAAAGTTCGGATTGCATGAAAGCAATTGGCAGATTGGTAAGTATAATCAAGGATTCTTTGTTACATTTCCGAAAGAATATTTGCTCAGGAACGAACTTGGTTATTGGAGAAACAAGATTGTTGTAGTCGGCAATGTATTTGATAATCCAGAATTATTGGAGGAAGTGGAATGAGAAGATGGTTGGTGGAACGACTGAAAGATGAAGTTGTCGTAACGATTATGAAAAATAAATTAGATGGCACATATTCTTTTATAAATCTTACGAAAGAACATATATGCCCATGCAAGTTTGAAAGTGTAGACGATGCTTTAAAAGATATAGATGAGAAAATTAATAGTGGAGAGGTTATTAGATATTTTGAATTAAGATAATCGAAACGGATAGGTAGAATCATTAAAGAAAGGTGAGAATAAACATGGCGAAGATATTTAAAGTAAGTGGATACATAGTGGATGTTAACGGAGGTTCCAATGTAGATGAAGTTATTGCAGAAGTTAGCTCTGGCTTTGATGGAATGATAAATCAGCATATCCATGTAGAAGAATCAGATATTGGAGAATGGGACGACGAAAGCCCTTTGAATTACGACAACTGCGACCTTGCAGATTGTGAGAAATACTTCAAGAGAAAAGTCCCAGTAGAAACCGATAGAAAAGTAGAAATTGGGAAGACTTACAGGCATTTTAAGGGACATACTGTTAAGGTAATTGCAATCAGCCAGGACACCGAAGCACCTGGACAATTCTATGTAGTATACGAATGCGAGGATGGAGCTATCTGGAACAGGCCTTACGGAATGTTCGTGAGCGAGGTTGACCATGTGAAATATCCAAATGTGCAGCAGAAATATAGATTTGAATTAGTGGAGGACTAAACGATGAAGAAATACATATACCTTGTGATTGCGGTTGTTTGTGGGGCTTTGAATGCGAATATGATATGCTTACCATCTCATAATATGGCAACTGATGTTATCGGCATATTTTCATTAATGGGTGCAACTATTTTCATGACATTATGCGGATGTGCGATAGATGAAGAAGCTTATGACAAAGTTATGCATGAGTACATTTATAAGACTACCAGAGAAATTTCAATTCTTAGAGCGAAAAATAAAATACTGGAAGAATGCTTAAGGGAAAGAAAAGAGGATGAGAACGATGAATGCAAATAAATACCAGAAATTAGCAATGAGAACCAATGACGGAAAAGCAAGCGACAGACTGATCGGGAAGATGCAGGAATATGACATGAAATTCGCTAACGATCACAGCGATAATGATTGTGTTGATATCGGAGGTATCTTCAATGCGTGCCTTGGGCTGTCCGGCGAAGTTGGTGAATTTAATGATATGATTAAGAAGTGGGTATTCCATGAGAAAGAACTGGACATGGAACACGCAAAGAAAGAAGCCGGTGATATCCTTTGGTACGTAGTAATGCTGTGTGAATCGTTTGGTTGGAATATGGAAGAGATCATGCAGATGAATGTAGACAAGCTGAAAGCAAGATATCCAGAGGGATTCGACGTGGAAAGAGCCAATCATAGAGCAGCTGGTGATGTGTAAACTTTTTTTGAAAAGTCCTGGGAAATTTCGCGTTTTTAGAGGAAATTTTCAGCCCGGAAAAAATCGCCAAAAAAAGATCACACCACAAAAATAAAATAGGACAAAAATCTGGACGCCGGAATTTCATTCAATTCTGACGTCCTTTTTCTGATAATTAATATATGGTTGTTGCGTGCTGTTATATGCCTGTAAACGACTGTAGTGCGATTTGAGACGTTATAATCTATTAACTTGGCAACTTATAGACTAACGATTAAAATGCTTTAAAACAGCTATAATTGACTCCATGATAACACGCTTGTGTGTTCCTGTAAATAGGTTGCGTGGATCTTCCCAGCTTTAACTCTATGCGTACCGATACGCATAAACACTAATAAGCCAATACCGGCACATTGTCGGCGTTGGCTTCGTTTTAATATATATACTTCTGCGGTGTTTTGCTTATGGTTTGCGTTTGCATCTGCCTAACTCCTTTCGTATACGGAAAAAGCCGAAACTTGTCCGGCTGTGTGTTTTATAGTTGTTCTCTTAACTTTTCGACCGCTTGCGCTGTATCTTTCCGGAAAACAATATTCTTTTCGGCTGTCTGCGCCTTGCCTTTCATGCTTTCCCATAACTTCAATTCTTCGGAGATCCGGCCAGAAGTCAGTTCTAAATATGTGTCTATTCGGCTGGCGTCCTGTTCGGATAATGTAATCTGTTTCATGATATCACCTCTCAATCTATGTAGCCATATAAATCAAATTCCTTATCAATGTCCGGTAGTCCGTCATCGAAATCATACTGGGAACCGACTATTTCAACGGCGTAACCGGAATTAGTTAATAGTTCATATGGTTCGCCGTCATAATATCTTTTTAGCTGTTCTTCGATAACCTGGTTTGGCGCATCGGTGCGGATGATTTCATATTCTTCGGTCATGCCGGAATATATCTTGATTGTGCGCATGGTGCTGCCTCCTTAAAATGCTTTATATATTGTTTTCTTGGAAGTAATCAAACTGTTATAAAATTTAACGGCTTCTTCCTTTGTGTTGAAAATTTGCGAGAACTCCGAAAAGCTCCCGCACCAATCTACACGCCACATAGTAATGCCCCTTTCTATATTTTTTATAAACCGCTCCGGGGCAATGCTCCCCGGTACGCTGCCAGCGGTGATTAGCAGAGATAATTATTTTTTACAAAATCAATGTGATCTTCCAGACTAAGCGGTTTGTATACCTCTTTTGCATTTGGGTTTGGTCTATATATGTGTATTGTTTCGCCATCATTCAGAAAATAACAATCAACGATAGAGCCATTTGAAAGAGCTTTAAACGGCTTCGCATCATCTGGAATGTCTGAAAGCTTCCAGAATCCGCCGCCGCATCGGTCATCTATAGTACGCGATATGCTGTAGCGTCTATATTTTCCGTGTTCTTCTGATTGGCTTACTTCTTCCAGTGTGTAAGTAAATCCAAGCATATTAGAAAATTTTTCTAATTGCTCAATTGTATGCATTTCTGCAAAATGATAAAAGCCGTTATAAATTATCACGTGACTCCTGAATCTTTTGCTTGTTTTCTCTACGATTGTTATATAATTTTTCATTGTTTTATTCTCCTTCCTTTTGCCTCATCGGTACAGGTGGGGCAGTTCCTACAGACGCCCGGAGGCGTTTCGACTATTTAATTATTGTGTCAGTCCAGATTTCAAGCATTCCCCTGAATTTATTTTCTTGATCTGTGCAAAAGTGCCCGTCTTTCAAGTGAAAAATTGCTTTTTCTCCGTATTTTTCATTGATGTCTTGAACGAAGTTATAAAAACGTTCGAACTCTTCCAGGTCTTCCAGGCGAAGTAGATAGCGTTTTATTTCTTTGTTTGGTGCGTTGTAGTTATCTGTCTGGCAAGGGTGTGAAAATAATGCCTCTACTTTGATTTTGCTTTTCCCGTCATCCTGTGTCTTCCTATCAATCATTGTAAAAAGTGCATAGCTCATAAACTTAGTATAATCTTTCATATTTCCGTACCTCCTATTTATATTCGTGAACATCACAACTCCATGTGATCGTACACGGTTTATCTGGTCGCGCTGTCTGTACCATGTACTCACGTGTCGCCCAGCTGCTAAGCTCTGCTACAAATAAGATTATTAATATCATTTTCTTCATCTTTCTTTTCCTCCTTATTCTGCTATCAAGTACACATGGAAGCTATCGCCGGAGCAGTCAACCAACTCGATTTCTCTATCATTTAGCTCTTCCGGGATTGAATCTCGTCCGTCATACTGTGCTATGATCTCGCCATTCTCCCAGATGTACATATTTCTATGCTCTGATGTGATTAATAAAAGTTCGATTAGTTTCATGTTCTGACCTCCTGTGATTGATTTGTTTTCCTTGTTGCTATGGTTATATAATACATGATATAAGGCACAAAAACAATTGACATAATAACTAAAATATAAGGCACAATTGACATGATATATTGTTAAAAATATATAAGGCGCAAAACAATGTTGATACACATATACATAGAAGAAAAATAAATATTTGACGTATAAGGCACAATGGTATATTATATACATATAAAAAGAACGGAGGAAACGCAATGGAAACGAAAGAAAGAAAGACAACAGAAGCGCAAAGAAAAGCTATATATAAATACGATGATAAATTTGAGCGTGTTAATTGTAGATTCCAGACAGGCACAAAGGAAAGAATAACGGCACTTGGATATAAGAGCATAAACGACTTTATAAAGTTAGCTGTTGCCGAGAAGCTGGAACATGACGAAAAAATTTTAAAATAAGGCACAAAAACATATTGACATATAAGGCACAAACAATTATAATAATACTTGTAAGGAACAAGTTTACAAGTTACCAGTGGCAAGCTGGAGAAAGGGGAAAGGAAGAATGACAATCGAAGAAATTAGAAATCTGATCGGTGAAACGGAATATGCTTACATCGGAATCAGAGCAGACGACAGGGATTACCAGATCGGTGAAGTGATGGATAACTCGCATCAGCTCTTTCAGGATCCCCAGTATACAGACTTTGAATGCACAGAGTTGTTATATCCATACATTTCAGAAGGTCCTTATGCCGGGTTCTACGATGGTGGAGAACTTGACGGAACATGTGCGCTTTCGGTATCTGAGAACAACATCGAAGAGATGCTTAAAGCTGTGAGAAATTACGGAGAAAAAATCTACTTAATCGGTGGGGACTCAATGGAATACGGAAATGACGTTGACGAAATCATTATCAGAGATGCAGAAGTTATTGCAGTATTGTAATAAAAAATGAGAAAGTATGGAAGATATAAACGAAATTACAAAAAAACAGGAGGAAATGAAGATGAAAAAATATGATTTAGTAAAAAGAACGGCAGAAATTAAGTATAAAGATAGAAAAGAAATTGAAGAAGGATGCACGGCTTTTGACGATTCGCCGGAATATATAAAAACATTCGATACACTGGAGGAAGCGAAAAAGGAACTTGCAAAACGTAAAACAGATGTTAGCAAATTTTCTTACCACGGAATGACATTCTACAAGGTTGAAGAGTATGTAATTGAAGAAAATGAATTTGAATATGACGAAGACGAAAGCAAATTTGTACAGACAGATTTTATTGACACATTAGAAAGCACAGAGATGAAAATTGAAGTCGTTGAAATACCTAGCCATGAAACAATAGCGATCTGCTCAAGCCTGGAAGAAGCGGAAGAAGCGGAAGACAATTACGAGGGCGAAAACGAAACATGCATAATGATTTAATAAAGCATTTTAGGCAGTCCTGCAGGACTGCCTTTTTTGGTATACCACATGGTAACCCAGATAAGAATAGAATAGATAATTAATATATACGCACTGCCGTGCAAGGATTCCAAGAAATGTATAAAAAAGTAACGTTACATATAACGCAACAACTAACGCAAAATCTAACGTTAATTGCTCTATATCTTATATCTTATTCTATAATCTATATTATAATAATACAGTATATTATAAGCCTATACAGTAGAGGTATATATATAATAATTATAGTTATATATAATATATACAAGGGCAGAGTATATTTTTAAATTTATTATTGACATATGAGTGTAAAGAGGTTAATATATTAACCAGACAAAGCGAATAGGCAGTATATAGCCAGATTATAATATATACAACTCTTGGTAGTCTTATTAGACCGTGACCCGTTGCAAAACGTATTCTTGCAATTGGTGGCGGTCTTTTTTTATTTATATTTTAGTGTTGGAGGTGATCATAGATGCAGAATATAGAACATGTAGAAGGACAAGAACTAAATACGACAGATCAGAAGACAGAAGTGTATACAGACAGAATACAAGAAGCTATAGCTAATTACTGCATAGATCACGATATAGACAAGAATGAAATATATACATTTGATCAACAGAGATGGAATAGTGTATTGTTATATATCTACAGATCAGTATTTAAACCATGTAAAAATGATGGAGTAGTAAGACTATATAACGAGAAAAGTAATATAGATTATTCAGATAAAGAGTTACTGGATAATGTAAGTAATATATATATAGCTATGTGTTATGAGTATTCGAAAGAAGTATCTGTAATGGGATTTAGTAAGATGACTGGAATACATTTAGATACGCTCTATCAATGGTTGAATAATCCGGATGCTGAACGCGGGTCGTCCGAGTTAGTTAAAAATCTGCAAGCCGAACGTGAAGAAAGCTTAAGCAACAAATTAGCGTCTGGGAAAGGTAATCCGGTTGGCATATTAGGCATACTCAACAGACATTACGGTTGGAATATGGGTCAACCAAGAGGGCAGAGCACAGCACAGAAAGCACCAGATCTTCCCGGAATCGCTCATAAATACATCGAAGATACACCGAACGATGATAAAAACGATGAAGCACCAACACTTCCAACACCTAAATTTTAATACAATTTATAATAGTTGTCAGACAATTTAAAATGCATTTGAATCATTTACTAGATGTTGTGCGCTGACTTGCAATAATACAATATCTAGTGTCACATCTATTTAACAAACAGTCATTTGTTGTATAGATACATATGTTCGATTGAGTAACGGACCATTTAGCTGCCATTTATAACCACCAGGCGGGGGTCTGAGAGGGGCAACGCCCCGGAGGTAACCTGAACCCCTTAAGGAAAATTTTTATAAAAAGACCTTGCCACTTATTCACCATCAGGAGGAATTCTTAATGAACGATATTTTGGATACACTCAATTTTATGAAACCAACATACGTAGTCAAAACAGACAAGAATGTATGTCGCATACAGGCAAGTACCTGTTCAATAGATACTGATTTGAAAATCATTTGCTTTTACGATAAAGGATCTGTACAGGCTATGTTTCGGGTGGATGATGTAAAAACTTTTTATAAAATCATCTGATGGAGGAAGAGGATATGTTAATCAAAATCACAGCAATGCTCATTGTTTTGACAATAGCATTTACAATAATCGGAAAAGCCTATTGTAAATCGCTGAATGATACTCATAAGTTATTATTTAACATCGGTCATTTTACAAAAGGCGAACAGATATTTCTCTTCATCGTGGCTACCATTTACTTTTCGACTTCCCTGTCGGTAATTGCAACAGCATTCTATATGATTTTCAAATTCTTGTAGATTCTTAGGAGGTTTAGTGATGGACTCTGACGGACAAAAATATGAATTGGGTGGATTTCCAGAGACAAACGGCGAAATACTTATTCATGGTGACTCTGATGAATATTTGAAAAATGCATCTAGTAGTGGTTCGTTTACCTGTGAAATTAATATTGAAAATCTGAAACACATATTTGGAACATGGGGTAAATTACTTGGCAAAGTAACTCAAAATAACAACTGGCGAAAACTTCACGGTTTGCCAATGAGGAGAAGAAAATGGTTAAGACAGTAAATATTCTTGGAACTGAATACAGAATTGAAGTTCATAAGCGGTCAGAAGACGAATGTATGAGAAAGAACGGTGCTGATGGATATTGTTCAGATGACGGAAAGCTTATAGTAATCGCTGATACTTCTGAAAAAGAATCGTTCCCTGATATGACAGATATCGAGCAGTCTGCATATCGAAAGAGATTGTTGCGACATGAAATTACACATGCATTTTTGGACGAATCTGGATTGCAGCATTGTTCCAGTGTTCCGATGGGTGCATGGGCGAGACATGAAGAAATGGTCGACTGGATAGCAATTCAGTTTCCAAAAATCATGAAAGCTTTCCAGGAAGTTGGTGCACTGTGATTAAGATATTGAACAGATTATTTTGTAAACATGAAAAAGTTCTTTCGGCCGGCACGATTCTTGTAAAACAGGAGGATGGTTCATGGAAGACAGAACATAAATGGAAATGCAGAAAATGCGGAAAGGTGATTAGGAAATGAGAAAAGTATTAGCTTGGTTAATTTTGTTAGCTGGAATTGTTGGCGGTTTATATGTTGGTGGATACCTGATGTTTATAAAGGCGATTTTGATTGCTTGCCATGCATTTGATATCGGATCGTTAACAGCGGTTTTAGTAGGTAAAACAATCATTAAATGCGTATTTGCAAGCGTGGTCGGCGGATTAATTGCATTTGCTGGATTTATTGGCTTTGGTATTGCCTATAAAGAATAACGCAAGTGTCAGTAAAGACGATAAAATCTAGTGCAGCGCACAGCACGATAAATATTGATGCTAACCGTCAGACGGCGGTTTCGGATAGTGACCGAGAGGTTTATGGTTGTGGCAAAACTCAGCAACAAGGGATGGTAGCTCGCTGAAATGCGAGGGACTGAGTTCACGGGTTCGAATCCCGTCTATCCGATGTGGTGGGATTCAACTCAGTATCTTTTCGGAGATACTGGCAGTGATAAGCTGTAGCCGAACGTGAGCACAGTAATGAGTATACGCATGAAAAATCACGGAACCTGTTTTATGGGAGATGACAGTTCAGCAAAAACGCACCTCCGGCGTTGGTGGATATGCAAGTGGATAAAGCAATCTGACTGTAAATCAGACGTCCATGTGACTTCGTGGGTTCGAATCCTACTCTGCCAATTCTCCAACAGTAGCCTTGGAGAACTCCTTCCTTGAGTAAATACATACGCTTCTTGATATATGGCGGTATATTGAGAAGCACTCAGCCGTATTGACAGAATGGTAATGTAGCCGGTTGCTAGCCGGTCAGTCGGAAACGACTTGGAGGTTCGAATCCTTCATACGGCGGTTATGCTATCATAGCTCAATTGGTAGAGTAGTTACAGATATTGAGGTGGTAAAGCGGTGCAACCACGCACCAGTTTGGTTAAAAGAGATCCGGGGAATGCGCCACCCGGCAATATCATGCAACAGGTTCCCGGTTCGATTCCGGGCGGCAGCTTTAAAAACATGATTAACTCAGTGCAGATGGATTTTTCAGTCTTGCTGAGATGCAATGGTAACGAGATAGGCTTGTTCGGGATACTGGATCAGCTGATTCTTTCTGGCAGAAGTGATTCTGTTGGCGAAGACGAACATCGTCAACAATGCCTTGCAGTGTATCATCATAGAGAAGTCAATAGCAGAATCCTTGTGGTCGGCGAATAATAGACGTCTGCTGTGCAGAAATAATCCAGTGATGTGAGTAGTGTGAGAGACTACGGACTAATTGGAAATCTCAAATAAGCTGATTTGCCTTGAATCCAAGAAATTGGAGTATAACACAAGAGGTTCGTTAAAGTAGCGGTATGGCAAGTTCTTGAATAAGCAATTTCGATATGAGCAATGCAAAGGGTGCAAAATAGGCGAAAACATAATCTGAAAGAACCGTGAAATTTACGGGTATCAATCCCGTGTGTGCTTTGGCAGTGGTAGGAAGCCAAGAGTCGCTCTCGGAAGCTCAGACCTATCATCACAGTGGCAGAATATGACTTACCGTGATGAATAAGAGGAAACTCTAATCATGTTTTTCTTATTCTTATCATTAAAAGCCGGAAATTTGCAACGTCTTCCGGTAAATGAAGTGTTTTAGTTGCGGTATCACTTCAAAAAAGTATGTAGCAATAAAAGTTGTAGTATACTCCCTAAATATTTTTAAATATTGTTTTTTTGACAAAAGAACCGTAACAGAGGTGGCAATATGGGAACACCAATTCTCACCGTATAACTATTGCCATCTGCTAACGGAACGTAGCTCAGTGGTAGAGCAACTGGCTTATATCCAGCGTGTCGGAGGTTCGATACCTCCCGTTCCGATTTAATGACGTATAGCTCAATGGCAGAGCATCCGGCCGTTAACCGGAGGGTTGCCGGTTCAAGTCCGGCTATGTCAGTTTTTTAATTGAAAGGAGAAATGAACGATGACATTTAAAGAAGCATTTGAAGCAATGAAACATGGAGCAAAAGTGAAACTTCCTGGTTGGAACGGTTACTGGTGTTGGGATGATGATAAAAAGACGATTATGATTCATTGCAGACCAAAGGATTCCGACAAAGGACAGGGAAAAGTTCTTGATATCCGCGAAACACAGAGAGTAGAATATACTTTCATGCACACGCAGAGAGATGACTGGATGATTGCTGATGAAGAAAATTGCGGTGTTCTCGGTGGTCAGTCAACATTTGGCTTCGATGATGCTATTCGTTATCTGAAAAGAGGCCTTAAAGTAGCTCGTAAAGGTTGGAATGGTAAAGGAATGTATTTATTCCTGTGTTTTCCGGCATCTATAGAACCAAAAGCCGAGAATGTAGAAATATATTCAGCTAGACAGAGTATAGCAATTCGGACAGCGGACAGTTCAATTGTTGTTGGCTGGAATGCTTCTCAGACAGATATGCTTGCAGAAGATTGGGTATTTGTGGAATGATACTAAAAGCAATTGCACATATCAAAGCAACAGGGCAGGAAGTTCTTGGAGTTTTGATATTTGAAACTATCACCATAGATGCCGGGTGGAAACATGATGATAAAGGGGAACTGTACTGGCAAACACCAAAAGAAAAGTATTTGCCAATATTTAAGACATATCAACGGATAGAGCCTTTCAGAGGTACATCAAAGGTTGTTGTGAATAATAAATTTGAATTTATAGCATATAGCGGAGTTAGATGCTTGATTGGAACGGAAGCAATCAGCAAAACGTCTAGGAGAATAGGAGGATTAATGATGAAGAAAGCAATGTTAAGTCAGCCGATGGCTGGAAAGACTGATGAAGAAATCGTAGCAACAAGAGAGAAAGCAATTAAAGTTCTTGAGGGAAAAGGGTATGAGATTGTAAATACTCTCTTTACAGATGAATGGTACAGCAATGAATCTATGAAAGAACGTGGAGTAGTTCAGATTCCACTTTGTTTCCTTGCTAAGTCCTTAGAAAATATGTCTCTGTGTCATGCAGCATACTTCTGCAAAGGTTGGGAGAATGCAAGAGGATGCAAGATTGAGCATGATGCTGCGGTTGCTTATGGACTGGAAATTATTTACGAAGATTAGAAATAAACGCAAACGCAAGTCAGATTTATTGACCGTTGAAGATGCAAAGGCTATGAGTGATCAATTTCGATATGCGGTTGTAAATAATAAGAGCGGTTTGCCATGTTATTTGTGTAGGACATGTGATGATGCAAAAGAAAGTATTGACGATATAAGGCGTTATTGTTGTACATCTGCATCATACAAAATTGTTGATTTATGGTTGGAGTAAGAATATGAAGATTAAAAAAACGGTAGATGAAAAATTAGCCGATATCGGATTTGTGAAAGTAAACGAAAACAAATATGGTGTTGATTATGAAAGAAAAGACGGTAAATTCAATTATACGCAGGTTGTTTCTATTGGGCATAAAAGATCCGGAAGACATATCTTGCAATCATATGATAAAGACATGAAAGATGAATACGGCGTTGGAAATACATGTGTAGGACTTACTGGATATGAAATGAAATTATTTTTGAAGAAAATGAAACAAATCGGATTGTACAGCAAGATGTAACCAAGGAGGATTAATTATGATTATCACAGGAATGAATCACTTTCAGAATGTAGCAAAAAAGAAACTTGTTGAATGGTACCATGAGCATAAACCGGAGGTTGAGATTGATTTAAGCAATGTATTTGTCGTATGGAGCTGTAAGACATTACAGAATTATAAGTGCCTTGCTTCAACCGATATCAGTGGAGATGGTATTTATGCTGAGTACACATATAACGGGGACAAACAGGAGCTGTATGAAGATGTGTACGGAAAGATTACAAACACCTGTCATACAGAGGAATAACATGATCGTTAATGGTTGGTATTACTGTCCGGCTGGTCATAAGACTGGACAGCGGATAGAGAAAAATTCCAATATTGAAAATACGCCGATTTGGTGTAAGCACTGTAAGAAAGCGTATTATCCAGTGATTAAGGATGGGAAAATAAAGGAGATTACGAAATGACAATAGGTGGTTGGTTTTTGTTCGGAATAATTGCAATTTGTATTTTAATAATTGCGCTATTTATTGCATGGTATTGGTTTGATGAAAAAGGAGGACCAGTCCCGTGGATAGTTTCAATCGGAATTGCTATTGCGTTATGTATTGGCGTATTTGTAGGCATGAATGCATATTACAACAATACTGAAAGCGGGAAGAGAGCCTTAAAATCTCAAGAATCAAATTTTAATTCAGGAATTGAGAGAACTGTGACGATTTATGATGTTAACGGGAAAGTCATAAAGCAATATGAAGGTAAATTTGATGTTGAGTATGACGATGATCGAATTTTATTTGATGATGAGAATGGTAAACGCCATGTTGTTTACTACACAACTGGAACAGTCGCTATTGATGAAAAATAATTAGTGCCAGAGCCTAAGAGCCAGAGCTGATATTTGTGAGAAAACGCAGATATTGGCTCTTTTTTTGATTTGGAGAAAGATATGTCAAACAAATGTAAGGATTGTGAATTTCACGATTGGGATTATGAATGGGACGAGGTAGATGAAGAAGAATACCCAGTTCGCATCTGCGAAGAAGGACACAACGAATATGTTGATTCAAGAAGAGAGTGCCCATTCTTTCAAGAATTCGTAAAAGAACCATATGTTGAGGAATACACAAAGTGCGATAAATGCGAATTGTTACAAGAATGCGAAGCAGAAGGAAGATTAATGGAAATAACAACAGAACAGGATACCATTCGACATTACACAATGGGATTTGGTTATCCGTGTAAGGAGTAGATTTTAGTGATATCAGGTAGAAATAGGAGAATTATAAATGCAATAAAGAAAAAGCCTGTGAGCAATGAAACTCTGAGTGACCTTTTTGATATGGCGAGAGTCGTATATAACGAGGATAGCGCAGAGCTTCATTACTGCCTAAAAATCACTGAATATGTGAAAGAAGTTATCCCTTATCTGCCTAAATCGAACTCCTTGAATGCGCTGTACTGGAAAGTCTTATTGTGGGAAGCACCGAACCGCTTTGAAAGTTTCTTACTGTATATGGAGAAGAATAGACCGTATAAGAAGAAATTCTATGAACCGAGAATGAATCCGCTACGGATTGTGGCACAAGACCTACAGGATTTGGAAGATGGCAAATACGATTTCTACGGACTATCAATGCCACCTCGAGTCGGAAAATCTACAATCTGTATTTTCTTTTTTGCATGGATTATCGGAAAGCGACCAGACAGTCACAATGCTATGAGTGGTCATAGTGGTATTCTTGCCGACAGATTCCACAACGACCTGATTAAATTGACAGAAAATGAAGAATACACTTTTCATGAAATATTCCCGGACGTAAATCTACAGATGAAGTCATCTGAAAAGAATGAGCTGTACTATGATGCAGTTGAAAGCTTTGCAACCACAACGTGCCGTGGTATTGATGGAACGTGGACAGGCGCGGTAGATATCAGCCAAGATGGATACTTATATGTCGATGACTTGGTGCGTGACCGTAAAGAATCACTTAGTCCAAAACGTCTGGAAGGACGATATCAAGATTATCTGAATATTCTAGTTGACCGTAAAAATGATGGTTCAAGAGAGCTGATGGTTGGTACCAGATGGAATGTCATGGATCCATTAGGGAAAATCGAAAAACAGTATAAGAACAATCCTCGGTATAAATTTAGAAAACTACCGGCACTTAATGAAAAAGGAGAATCGAATTTTGATTATCCGGTAAAAGGATTCTCAACGAAATATTACCATGATATGCGCGATAAGCTTGATAAAAATGAGTGGATGGCTAAATTCATGCAAACACCATTCGTCAGAGAAGGTCTGTTATTCCCGGCAGATGGATTAAGGTATTACAATGGCATACTGCCGGAAGGAGATCACCGTGTTGTTGGTGCATGTGACGTTGCCTGGGGCGGTGGAGATAGCCTGTCGATGCCTATTGGTTATGAGTATCCGAATGGAGATGTATATATTCCTTCGTGGATATTCAACAAAGGTCCGAAAGAAACAACCATTCCGCTTGTAACTGGGAAAATCATGGGCGAAAAACTTACAGAGATACAGTTTGAAGCGAACAATGGTGGCGATATGTATTCGGACAAAGTAAGTGCAGAACTGGAAAAACATAATTACCATTGTAGCTGCTCTTATAAGAAAGCACCTGGGAACATGGAGAAAATGACCAAAATGGTTGCGTATTCCGGGGATGTAAAAAGGCACTTCATATTCTTGGACCCGGAACATCAAGATCAAGAGTATAGTGATGCAATGGATGAATTGAATATGACTGTACAGATTGGTGACAATGAACACGATGATGCCGGAGATGGCATTACTCAGTTGGCAATTAAGATATATGGAGATGTTGGCGGACCGGCTAACATCATATCAAGTCCAGTATAAGGAGGACAATTGAAATGAAAATTACCAGAAAAGATATTGCGAATTATAAATTGTTAAAGGCCCTCCTTGAACGGGATCAGAAAAAGCTTGACCGCTATATTGCAAAACAACCGTCTACATATTCCGGTAAAGTATACGGATCCAATCCGAACTTCCCATATGAGCCACGTGGATTCACAGTCGGTGGTTGTACAGATGCAGAAATTCAGCAGAGAAAAGAATGGGATATGAAGTGTCGGGAAATGGAAGTCAAGATTCAAGACGATATCCGTAGGCTGAATGAATTGGAAATGAAAATCGACACGGTAATTGCTGAGTGTTCAGACATTGAAGACAAGGCTATTCTTGAATATACGAAGGATGGCTTACAACAGAAAGAAATATCTGAGTTAGTAGGCATTGAACGATCAGCCATTTCAAGAAGAATAAAAAAATATGTCTCAGACTAAATTTGCACACAAAACACATCTGAGAGTGCTATAATTATAATTGAAGAAACTATAATTAATTTAATGTTGCAGAAAAGAACTTTACGTGCCGCTATCACGTAGGGTTCTTTTTTTATACAAAAGGCAGGTGAATTCGGTGTCTGAAGACAATAGCAATGACGTATATGTATATCCTGAGTTTACTGGCAGACGCCGGATTTACTCAGATGTAGAAAAGATTACAAAAGAAAATATTTTTGAAGTTCTTGAGAAAGCAATGGTTATTCACATGAAAAATGCGAATATCATGACAACACTTATGAGATATGAAAAAGGAATACAGCCACTTGTTAGAAAAAAGATTATTCGAAAAGAAGTAAATATCAAAGTACAGGACAATCTTGCTAACCAGATTACTGAGTTCAAACTTGGATACGTCTGGGGACAGCCTATTACCTATGTGCAGCGTGGAAATAAGGATTTAAAGAAATCCACAGACAAGCAAAATGATACACAGGACGATGCAATATCCATGTTGAATGAGCTGAATGATTCCGAGTATGCTTTTTCAAAGGATCAAGAACTTGGAAGATATGTTGAAATCAATGGACTTGGATATCAGTTTGTTGATATTAAAAAAAAATACACCGGATCTGCACCATTTGATTTGGCGACATTGAATCCGCTTTTTACATTCTGTATTTACAGAAATTCGGCGCTACAAGAAAAACTTGCTGGTGTCACTTTCCGTAGGACAGAAGACGGGACAGTGTATTACACAGTGTTTACACCAGATACTCGGTATGAAATTAAGGATATGCGAGAAATCATAAATGGAAATAAACCAGAAAACCCTTGGTCTTTTATGAAAAGAAACGGTGAAAAAAATCCACTTGGGATGATTCCAATTGTGGAATTCAACAGAGCAACGGATAGAACAGGTTGCTTTGAACGTCAGATATCAGACATGAACGCACTGAATGTAGAAGTATCTGATTTCGCCAATGCTGTAGCACAGACTACTCAAGAGGTTTTCTTTGGAACCGGATTTGAATTACCAAAAGATGGTGACGGAAAAACACAAGCCCCTGTAGGAGGGCAATGGATTATCGCTAAGCCTAATGCTAATGGTGGTTCGCCAATGCTTAAGGCTATATCAAGCAATTTTGATTATTCTGGCGTACAGGAAAATATAGTTAGTAAGCGAAACATGATTCTCCAAAAAGCATACGTGCCAATACAGACAGATCCTGGCGGTGGTTCTACAGGATCTGCAATGAATATGTCATCTGGATGGAGTGCTGCTGAAAATAGTGCTTGCAAAGAAGAACAGATTTTACGCCGTGGAAAAGCAGAGATTGTGGAATTGGAGCTTGTTGCTATTAAAGCAACCCCATACATTGAGTATAACAGCCCATTAAGAGATTTAGAAGCTTCCGATGTAAAACCGAAGTTTATTAGGAATAAGACATATGATCTTGCCACTAAGGTAAATTCAATGGTAGCGATGATTAATGCCGGAGTGAATGGACGAGTTGCTATGGAACAGGTTGACTTATTCCCTGATGTGGCTCAGGCATGGGCCGACAGCCGGAAGACGATTGAAGATTATCAAAAATCATTGATCAAGAAAGACACGCAGCAACCAGCGCAGAAGAGAGAAATGTCTGACTTATCTGACCAGATAGGTAATTCACCGATTCTGGATGGAATGAATACAGATAATGGCGGTGATGATGATGTTCAAAAATCTTAGCTTTGATGAATTGAATGCTCTTGTTAAGAATGAACGGAGTATGCCGTTTGAACAGTATTTTGGAGAAATGAGTCTTCCAGAAGAAGATAAAACCGAAAGAATTCGGATTGCGCAAGAACTGGAAAATAAGTTTCTTGACATTATAGCACTGCTGTTCACGATGGCTCAATCGAACAGGATTGATTATGAACAGATCCGGCAGCAGATTGAAGATTCATATCTTTTCGTTATTGGAAAATATGTAAATGTTGATACGCATCTTTCTACATATATAAAAAGTTTTTCTTATGACATTATAGACAGCACAAAACGCCATGAGAAAGAACCGTACTACTATTCTAAGGACAGGGCACGGTATATGGCAGAAAATGAAGTTAATACAGCTATCAATCATGCAAGATATGTGGAAGCTGTTAATTACGGCCGGACAATGAAGCGGTGGGAATCAATTATAGACGAGGTGACAAGGGAAAATCACAGAGAGATCAATGGGAAATATATTCCTATAGGGAATGCTTTTCACGTTGGGGATTCATGGATGATGTTTCCAAAGGATACCTCATTAGGAGCAGATGCTAAAGAAATAATTAATTGCAGATGCTCAATTACGTATTCGTAAAAAATTACAGTCGCAGAAATGTGGCTGTTTTTTATATGGCACGGAGATGTGCCTTATCAAGCGCAAAGGTCAGAGAAGACCGTAATCGCAACTATTAAGAGATGAGAGAGAACTCTGTAAACGCAAAGAAAGGAACATGATAATTATGGAAGATAACAAAAACATTGACACACAGGGTCAGCAGAATCCAGAACCAGAAAATCAGCCGGACGAAAAAGAGCCTACTGTAGAAGAACTCATGGCGCAGTTAGCTCAGGAAAGAGCCGAGAAAGCAAAGTTGAAAAATAATTTTGACAAGACATCTTCTGAGCTTGCCAGCACAAAGAAACAGCTTAAAGCTAAGCAGACTGCGGAAGAACAGGAAGAAGAGGCTAAGAAAGAAGCTGAGGAAGCGCATAAGAAATACGTTAAAGGCCTTGAGGATAAAATCAAGCTGACCGATGCGACAAACAGATACCTTGCTCTTGGAATGTCCGCTGACATGGCAAAAGACACTGCACAGGCTGAACTTGAGAAGGATATGGTGAAAGTCACCGAAAACATGAGCAAGTTCAAAGACGCATCTATCAAAGAAGCAGAAGCAGAATGGCTGAAAAGCAGACCACCGGTAAATGCAGGACAGGGCGATGGAGAAGAAACAGATTTATTCCTGAAAGGGTTTAATGGTTAATCTTCCTTGATGATACCGGACACGAATTGATGTGTTCGCTAATTACAAACAGTTAGTAAAGGAGAATTTAAAAATGGCAGTAAATTACGCTGATAAGTATTCACAGATTGTGGATGAGAGATTTAAAATTGGTGCACTTACATCTGCACTTGTAAACTATGCATACGATTGGGTTGGAGTGTCCACTGTAAAGGTATTTTCTGTACCTACAGCAAAGATGGGTGACTACAAGACAGAAGGCTCTAACAGATATGGAACTCCGGCAGAACTCGATAATGAAGTACAGGAAATGATTCTTTCAAAAGATCGTTCCTTTACATTCACAATCGATAAGAAGAGTGAAGATGATACTATGGGAACAATGGCTGCAGCAGCTGCGCTGAGACGTCAGATTGACGAAGTTATTATTCCAGAGCTTGATACATACCGTATTGCAAAACTGGTCGCCGGAGCAGATGTATCACACGTTGTTAAAGACGTTGCTGTAACTAAAGCTAATGCTTACGAGAAGTTCCTTGCAGTACAGGAGATTCTTGATAACGCTAAAGCTCCTACAGGTGGAAGAGTATGTATTGTAACACCGGGTTACTACAACATGCTGAAACTGGATGAAGCATTCACAAAGAAAGGTGATATGGCTACAAAGCTTTCTATCACTGGACTTGTTGGTGAAGTTGATGGTGTACTTATCATCAAAGCTCCGGCATCTTACTTCCCGGAGAAAACAAACTTTGTAATTACAAATCCAGTTGTTATGCCTTCACCGATTAAACTCGCTGAATATAAGATTCATGAGGATGCTCCTGGCATTTCTGGTAGCCTTGTAGAGGGACGTGTACGCTATGACGCTTTCGTTCTCAATCAGAAGAAAGCTGCTATCGGCGTATGTCAGAATCCAGCAGATTAAGGAGTGATCGAGTATGATTACTGTCGAAAAAGACGGAGTGAGAATGAACGTGAGGTCTGAGATTCAGGCCTCCGCTTTTATCTCTAGCGGTTGGAAGCAAGCAGATGTGGCTGAGAAAGCTCCGACAACTACAACTAAGCCTAGAGCAACTAGACAGAGTAAGAAATAGGTGATTCGCAGATGGATAAATTGATTGAAGAGATATATGAGGATTTGAAAATAGAATTGGGTATATCGGAAGAATCTGATTTGTCCATTCTAATATCAAAAGTAAAAAATGCCTATAGAGAGGTGAAAAGAGAACGGAATTACCCTAATTCATATGATGATGAAACTGTCGAAAATGATATGGAAAAATATTATTCCAACATAAGACGGCTTGCATTGTATGATTATAACCAATATGGAGTTGAGGGTGAAATATCCCACAATGATAATACTGGAACCCGTACATGGGCTTCCAGAGAAAAATGTCTTGAAGGAGTGGTAGCAATATGCACACTGATTTAAGAAAGGTTTGGTGATCCAATTATCTCCCGGCAACTGGGTGAAGTTGTAAGAAGATTGTGCGTGACCAAAGCGGTGATTTTGCCGGAATGGTCGCAGGGAAATATGTGCAATGATGGTGGAGGGATAGCACATTGAGAAACTTAAAGAAAAATGAAACAAAATTATGGTATTCGAATTACGGAAAAGGGAATCCGATACTGGATGAAAACGGTGATGAGACGGGAGATTATGACAGTGGTTATGGTTCTCCTGTTTCTTTTTTCGCTACTTTATCGGCAAGCAAAGGAAATGCCTATGCCGATGTATTTGGAACGAATCTGGACTACACAAGAACGCTATCAACAGTTCAGAAACTTCCTATAACAGAAGAATCTCTTATTTGGAAGTCTGAACCGATTCTGAATGCAGACGGTACGGTTGACGAAGAATCAGCTGACTATACTGTAGCCGGTATAGCAGATGGATTAAACGAATTGGTAGTTGCCTTGAAAGCGAGAAAGAAAAATGCCTAGGTATAAAGTGGGATTATCCGCTAGAGAATTTCGCGAGTTGGCAGATCAGATACATGATTATCGAATGGATTTGCAAGAAAAATGTGAGGAATTCGCTTACAGGCTTTCGGAAATAGGACTACAAAAGGCAGAATCAATACTAATCGAACACGTAGATACCGGACAGACCATTGGAAGTTTACGAGTTGAGGATAGCTCGGACGGAAAAGTTACAAAAATGGCAGTTGTTGTTGAAAGCAACGCCATTCTTTTCCTTGAGTTTGGAACGGGATTAGTTGCTGATTCTGGTGAAAAAAATCCAAAGGCAGGAGAATTGGGGTATGGACCGGGCACTTATTCTAATAGTCAAAAAGGTAAAGGCCATTGGAACGACCCTAATGGATGGTGGTATCAGAAAGAAGAAGGTGGCGAGTGGTATCACACTCATGGTATTGAAGCTTGTATGCCAATGTATAAAGCAAGTGTAGAAATGCGGGATAAAATAGTTGAAATTGCAAAAGAAGTTTTTACTTCATAGAAGGTGACTAATGTTAGGGTATGCTCCTAACGCTTTTGATTTGAAGTTCGTCAGCGCAACGAAATGTTGCGTTGCTATTGAATGGAGGATTGAAATGATAAAAGGCGATAGATTCTGTAGACTTGTTTATTTGGGTGAATCACAGAAAATAAAAAAACATACATACGGAATGTTTAGATGTGACTGTGGAAGAGAAAAACGCATCAGAATTGATGGAGTATCTGGAGGTCAAATTAAATCTTGTGGGTGTTTATATCATGAAAGATGCAATGAGTTTGGTTTGAATTCAATCGAATATGAACGCTTATACAACGTATGGGCAAATATGCGCAAAAGATGTTACGACACAAAAAGTGATAGGTATTATGCGTATGGAGCCAAAGGAATTACTGTCTGTGATGAATGGAAAGATGATTTCCATGCGTTTGCGAAATTTGCGATAGATAATGGATGGAATTCAAAACTCAGTATAGAAAGAATAGATTTGGCCAAAGGTTATGAACCACAAAATTGTATATTCATAACCATGAAACAACAGGCAAGAAATAAAACAAGTAACATCAAAGTAAATTATAATGGTGAAATAAAATGTATTGCCGAGTGGTGCGAAGTTCTTGGATTAAACGACAAGAGAACATACAGAAGATATCAACTTGGAATCAGGAATCCAGATATTTTATTTTATCCAGGAGATTTGAGAGGTTTGAGGAGGAGAGCATAAGTGATTGACGCATCGAATAGAGTTTTGACTAACATAAAAACATATGTGGCAGAAACTTGTAAGAATGTATCTAATTATTCCAGTAAAGCACCGCCAGAATTCCCGGCAGTGTCGGTTGTTCAAATTGATAATCCAGATGCATGTATGGATTTGGAGAATAACGAAAACGCCGTAACTTCTGTAATTGAGATTCAGTGTTATTCCAATAAAAGCAACACGGAAACAAGAAATATCATAAATAAATGTTGTGATGCAATGCGAATGATGGGATATCGCCGTACATACGGTCCGAAGCCTGTCACAAATGCATCAGACACAAGTATCTATCGTACAGTGGCAAGGTTTACAAGACTTGTCTCAGCGGTAGATGAAATAGAGAAATTTGAAACTAAGGGAGCGCAAAGCTCCCTGTTTTAATATGTAATTTTACCGGATGCCATTAGGAGGCATTCGCTGACCGCATTAGTTAAGCGGTAGAAAGGTAGGTATATTATGGCTGACGCAGCAAAGGCACTTAGTACTATTAATACTGTTCTTAAAGCCGGTGATCAAGGTTCTACAGTAGCAAAAATTTGTAAAATAAAATCGTATCCAGACCTCGGAGGAACACCGGAAAAAATTTCCGTGACCGATCTTGAAGACACGGACGAAACATCTGTACCGGGAGTAAGATCTGCTGACGACATGCAGTTCAAAGCGAACTACACAAAGGAAAATTATGCAGCAGTAAAAAAAGTGGCTGGCAAACATCAGATTTTTCAGCTGGATTTTGGAGCAGACGGAGCAGACGGGCAGTTTTCATGGTCCGGTGTTTTATCAGTGACAGTTAATGGTGCAGAAGCAAATGCAGCGAGAGAAATGACTATGACTATAGTACGTGATTCAGAAATCAAAGACAGTGATGCAGCGACAGCGTTCCCTGTAGCGTAGTGAGTTGCTTGATGTAGATTGAGATTACATCTTGGACTCGGAGGATGGAAAAACTTCTTGAAGAATTATTAACGATAGCTTCCTTCTTCCATTAGCGTTTGATATAATAAATGCATAATGGGAGGAGGAATAAAGATATGCACTTGTTTTATTGGATTTTTATTGGATGGTGGTATACACCGATTAAATTAATTTTTAAATCCACCGGAGCGATTACAAAGGGAATAGTAAAAATAGCTTTGTATATGGCAATCTTAATTGGAGTTATAGCAATTGCTTTTTCTGCGTTTGCGGTTGTAGCGCCCATCATATTTATTATCCTTGCGATAGTGTTTATATTCAATTTGTTACTAGTAAAAAAGAAAAAAGGTAAGAATATTGATATAGATATTATGAGTGGGGAAGAGTTCGAAAGTTTTTGTGCTAAAGTTCTTCAAGATAATGGTTTTGAAAACGTTAACATGACTAAAGCAAGTGGAGACCAAGGAGTTGATATCATTGCTTTTAAAGATGGAGTTCGTTATGCCATCCAATGCAAAAGGTATTCAAATAGTGTTGGAAACAAGGCTGTCCAAGAAGTGATAGCCGGTATGCAGTATTATGGTTGCCCGGTTGGAATTGTAATGACGAATAGTTATTTCACCAAATCGGCAAAAGAATTAGCTGATAAAACAGGAATCATTTTATGGGATAGAAATTTTTTATCTAAGTACATAAATGATACGAATCAGACACGAGAAAAAAATGTTGACATTGAAGGAAAAGAAATATTAAAAGAAACCGCAGAAATATATTCATCTTTATTTCAAAATAATATGCATGTTAATGTAGCATTGATTGAATCGCGTTTTAAAGAGAACGGCGATGTAGAATTAATCTATAAATGTGATACAAGTGAGCAAGCAAAGTATTTGGTTTCTCAAGAAACTTTCTTATCTGAAAAGTTGCATACACAGCAATGCTTTGTTGAATTGTCAAACAATTGTATATCAATAACTGTAAAATAAAAAACAGAAATAGAAAATTAGGGCTATGTGAAATTCACATGGCTCTTTTTTTCTTGAAAAAAGGAGATTAATAAAATGGTAAAAGTAAAAATTAATGGTAAGACATACAACGTAAAGGAAATGACATTTAAAGAATACACAAAAATGGAAGAACAGGGATTTTCTATCATCGAAGCCTTTAGAAAAAAACAGCTGACGCTTATCGCTATGGGTTTTGTGTGCGCTGTAGTTGACTGCGATCGTGATGAAGCGGAAAATCTTGTGACGCAGCATATCCTCGGCGGTGGAAACATCATTGATATTACAGATGCATTCGGAAAGGCAATTTCTGAATCGGATTTTTTCCAGAAGATGCTGGGAGTAGTTCAGGAGAAGAAAACAAAAGTAGAAAAAGAAACTTCGCCGGAAGAGTAATTATTCCTATCAGTTTTACACAATTTACGCATGATTACTGGTTGCCAATAGCGGCAAGATGCGGAATAAGTTATAGAGAGTTTTGGGATATGACACCCAAAACTCTTTTAATTTATAAACACCAAAAAGAGTTGGAAGAGGCACGGGAAACCGAGTTGACAGATGTATCTGCATGGATGACTGGTGCTTATATTTCAAAAGCAATTAGCTGCTTCCTTAGTAATGATGAAACATATCCAGAAAAGAATGTGTTTTTTAATGCTGACCAATTCGAACTTACAGACGATGATATCGAAGAAATTATTTCGGAAAACACGCAAATTGCGGCAGCAAATTTTTCAGAATGGGCAAAGGTGGCAAATGAATCCAAAGGTAGGTGAGAGCAATAATGCCAGATGAAATTGACAGACTTGAGATAGCAATTGAAACAGAATCAAATCGAGCAAACAGATCACTTTCAGGAATGGAAAGAAGATTAAATCGAATCGCAGATAGTCTTGAAAAAGTTGTTGCTCTTGCATCCGGCATCGGAGAAATTGGAGAGTTTGATTTAAGTGGGTTTGATAAATTCACAAGTGCTATTGACAATGCAATTAAAAAGAAGAACGACTTAGACAAAAAAGAAATCAAAGTTCGGACGAATCGTTCAGACTTGAAATACACAGAAAAATCCTTGGATTCTATCTATAAAAAATACAGCAATGCGGGATTGAATCTTGATGTTTCCGGTATGGATGTATCGGAGCTTGAAAAAGGATTGAAAAGCTCAGAAGCTACTGCAGCGAGATTAAAGGATAGATTAAACAAAAAAATTGCAATTGAAGGGACTGATCACCTAGGGAAGACCTTTGAAAGCATAATTTACGATATCCAAAAAGCTACCAATGAAGCGAATGTATATAAAAAAGCAATTGATGGGTTATCAGTAGAGCAGCCATCGTTTACGATTGAAAGAGATGGGAATGTTGTCAGCGAATTAAATCAAGAAAAACTTAGTATAGAATCTCTCGGTGAAAATGCAGAGAAAGTTTCCGATTCTATTGAAGATGTTTCTAATGAAATATCTAACATAGATAAAGGTGGGAATATATCAAAAATTTCTAGTAAATTTGATTATTTGAAAAATAAAGTTGGCGAAATAAAGAGCGGTCTTACAAAGGGCGGATTCGGAAATTATACAAAAAATTTCATGGAAATGTTAAAGTTGCCAGAAACGGGAACTTCAACTCAAGGGGGAAAATTCAATAATATTCCACCTATGAAAGAAAATGGAGATTACGACACAGAAGCCATTCAAGAATACGTTGACTCTTTTGGAAAGGCAAATGCTGCGGCAAATAATTTTTCAGATCAAATAAAAGCCTTAAAAAAGGAACTTGAAGGTTTAAAAGGGCAAGGACTTGGTGAGGGTGACGAAGAATATGATGCAGTAGCGCAGAAACTTGCTGTAGTAACAGAACGGCAGAAAGAATACAACCGTTCAATGAAAGAAAAAGCAAAAAGCATTATAGCAAAAGAAGAAATCTCGAAGTTGCAGATAGCTGGAACTGCGTTAAAAGCACTTATTAAAAATGCCGGGAAATTGGGATTGTCATTTGCAAAATTGTCGATCAGGGGGCTTTCGAAACTTCCGCAGATTGCTAAAGCGTCTGCAAATGCTTTTAAAGTATTAGGATCTGTGATTTCTAAGGCAAAGGACAAGCTCGGATTATTGCAGAAAGATTCCAATAAAGGAATGTCGTGGAAAAAAATGATTGGCTCTTCCATTTTATTTTCCACTGTTTTCGGAGCGATCAGCCAAATAAAAGAAGCAATTAAAGCCGGTTCTGATAATCTGGTGCAGTATAGTTCTGCGTATAACAAGAGTATTTCTGGTATGGTTACATCTTTGCTGTATCTGAAAAACGCATGGGCGGCAGCATTTGCACCAATCGTCAATGTAGTTGCACCGTATATATCGAAATTTCTTGATATGCTTGCCGGGGCATTAAATGCAGTTGGACAGTTCATGGGCTCATTGACGGGAAAGTCAAAAGTCGTACAAGCTAAAAAAGCATGGTTTGATTATGGGAAAAGCTTAGAATCAACAGGGAATAGTGCTTCAAAAACAGGAGATAAGCTAAAAAAAGCAAAAAAGGATGCCAAAGATTTAACCAATTATACTCTTGGAATAGATGAATTACACGTTATCCAACCAAGTAGTGATTCTACAAATCAAGATTCTGGATCGGATAAGTATACGGGACCGTCTCCGTCGGAGATGTTCGAAACATCATCCATTGATAAAAATGTGTCTGATTTTGCAAAAAAAGTAAAAGATGCATGGAAAAAGGCTGACTTTACAGAAATCGGATCAATTGTTGGAACAAAATTAAAAAACTCTTTGGATGGAATTGATTGGAACCCCATACAAGAAACTGCTAAAAAAATCGGAAAATCTTTTGGAACATTCATAAACGGATTCGTTGAAGTTGATGGACTTGGGGAATCGATTGGAAATACTATCGGCGAAGCTTTCAATACCGGACTGGATTTGGCAAATTCGTTTTTAGACAGTACAAAATGGGATGAAGTTGGCAAGTTTATTGGTGATGGTGCAAATGGCGCTGTGAACACAGTTGATTGGCCTGGAATAGGACACTTTATAGCGCAAAAATGGAACGCTATTTTCGCAACAATAGGCGAAGCAGCCAGGACTTTTGATTGGAGTAATTTTGGCAAGAGCTTATCAGATAGTCTGAATCAATTTATTAGTGATTTCAATTGGTCTGAAAATGGAGCTAGGCTTGGAGACCTCGTAAAAGGAGTACTTGATACATTAATACAATTTCTTGAAAACACTAATTGGCAAGAACTTGGAAATGGAATTGCCGATTTTATTGGCTCTATTGATTGGTCTGGAATTTTAACGAGATTGGCCGAAGGAATTGGTGCAGCACTTGGAGGACTCGCAGCGTTGTTGTGGGGTCTGATAGAAGATGCATGGAAAACGGCTGTCAATTGGTGGAAAGATACTGCTTTTGAAGATGGTCATTTCACTATAGAAGGACTCTTTAAAGGAATTGCCGATGCATTAAGCAATATAGGCACATGGATAATAGATCATATATTCACACCATTTATTACAGGTTTCAAAGAAGCGTTTGGTATTCATTCCCCGTCAACTATCATGGAAGAACAGGGCGGCTATATTATGGCCGGACTATATAATGGAGTTGTTGCTAAGCTCGCAAAAGTACTTGAATTCTTTGGAGAATTAAAAGACCAGATTGTTGACAAATTCTCCGATGTAGGGGAATGGTTTGGCGATAAATTTGGGGCAGCAAGAAAAGCCGTAACTGATAAATTCTCTGACATTGGCACATGGTTTGGCAGAAGAAAAGCTGACATTCAGAATGCGCAGTCAAGCGTGTCAACCTGGTTCAGCACTAAATATCAGAGCGCAAGAGGATATGTGAACTCAGCATTTTCTAATGTTGGCAAATGGTTCGGCGGACGTAAATCTGATATTCAGAATAACATGAAATCTGTATCTGGATGGTTTAAGAGTACATTCCAGACTGCTTACAAAGGCGTAACAGATTCATTCGGAAAGATTGGAAATTTCTTCAAGGGTATTGGAAAGGAAATCAAAAAACCTATCATCGGGGCAATGAAAGCTATCCTCAATGGTGTCAACTGGGTATATGAAAAACTCGGTGGTGGAAAGAACCATTTCAATGTTGCACAACTGGACAAGTATGCGAATGGTACAAATGGTGTATCACATGATACTGTAGGTATCGTGAACGATCAAGCAGGCAGCACCTATCGTGAGATGGTGCAGTTCCCGAACGGAAAGACAATCATTCCAAAGGGACGTAATGTCATGTTGCCAATGCCAAAAGGTACGAAAGTTCTTCCGGCAGACCAGACCGCTTCATTAATGAATATGCCACATTTCAAAAAAGGAATCGGAGATTTCTTTGGTGGTGCATGGGCGAAATTCAAAGACTTCACAGGGAATATTGCTGATTATATCAGTGATCCTAAGAAGTTGGTGCAAATGGCAATTGATAAGTTCACGGACTTTTCAAGCTATCTGGAACCGGGATTGTCAATGGCAAAAAATGCGGTTAGAGGTACTGTAGGAATTGCTACGAAGTTCATAAAAGACAAGCTGAAAGGCTTTGGTGGAAGTGGTGTTAATTACAAACCATCTGCCGGTGTGGAGCAGTGGCGCGCTACTGCAAAGAAAGCACTGGAATTGACAAACCAGTTTACAGAAGCGAATTTGAATCGCTTGCTTATGCAGATGAAGTCAGAATCCGGCGGTAATCCGAATGCAATTAACAACTGGGACATTAATGCAAAGATGGGTATTCCGTCCAAAGGCTTAATGCAAGTTATTGACCCTACATTCCGTGCTTACGCTATGAAAGGGTTCGACAAAAACATCTATGATCCAATGTCAAATATCTTAGCAGCTATCAGATATACACTGGCACGATACGGAAGTCTCGAAAGAGGATGGAAAGGTCATGGATATGCAAACGGCGGTTTCCCAAAAGTTGGAGAAATGTTCTATGCAAGAGAGAGTGGCCCGGAGCTTGTTGGAAAGATTGGAAACCGTTCAGCAGTAGTTAACAATCAACAGATTGTTGATTCGGTAAGTAACGGAGTTTCAAGAGCGAATGATGAAACCAATTCACTCTTAAGAACAATCATTGAATACCAGGAGTTACTTCTTAAGAAAGAAACAAGCGTAAATATGGATGGAAAAAGAATGGATAAGCAGATATCAAAAGCGCGTAGGAATACGGGCTTTTCTTTTTCGCCAACGTAGGAGGTGTAGGAAATGGCAGCAAGGCATATATCCAATTTCATAATGGTAAATGGCAAGCCGTTTCCGGCACCGAAACGCTACCCAAATATGGTAGTGACAACGGCGGTAAATGCTGCCAGAAATGCCAATAACAAAATCGTCGGTCAGAAAATCGGTAGAGACAATTATAAGATTGACAACTTGGAATGGCCATATCTGGATGCGGAAACATGGTCAAGTATGCTAAAAGAATTCAAAAAATATTTTGTGACTGTAAGATTTTGGGATATGGTCGAAAATAACTGGATTACCTTAACCATGTATCCGGGAGATAGAACAGCAGACGTATTCAAATATGACAAAACTGGAAGACCAGTGGCGTACATAAATTGCAAAGTCAACATTATTGATGCGGGGTGGTAGTTAATGTATCAGACATCACAAGAATATAAAGAATCCATGAAACGACCAGTCCGCAATCAGTCCTACATGAAAATTCAGCTTGGATTGATTAACCAGGAGGCTCAGCAGACAGCGGGGCTTTCTGATACCAATAAATATAATGACTTCTCAGATGCAGAATCCATATTCAATCAACACACTGTAAGACGGTACGCAACTTATGAGAGCAATTTCTGGAAAGCAAATGGCATTAGCTTTTTCTTGCCAGAGAAGAAATCGGATTATCGAAAAGACGGGATTACTTCAACGAATTTGTTTGAAGAAAGTTTTCATGTGAAGTTTGTATTCGGTTGCGGAAAATCCGACATCAAAGGACTGACTATTAAATTTGGTAGAAATTATCCTACAAAATTTACGATCGTTACTGATAATGCTACGTCTTTTGAATATGAGAATACAGAAGAGCTTTTTAAGTCCGATGATGTGTTTGAGAATACGGAATCAATCGAATTAGTTATTACGGAAATGAATGTACCGAATACGAGAGTGCGAATTGATTACATTATATTTGGACTCGGCTTGGAATATGACGATGAATGGATATCCGAAGCGAGCAGTAATACAACTCTATCAGCAATCAACGAAGATTTGCCGGAATCCGAATTTAAGGTAACACTGTGCAATGACAACCAATTATTCAACGTAGACGTAAAATGAGGTATAGATGGTAGGCGTGTATAGAGTGTATCCAGTTTACTCTTAGAGGAAAATAGGTACATGATACACAGATAATGGAAAAGAATGTGTATCTAGTTGAATATAGAAGCAGGTAGTAGGTATGAAAGAATAGGATTCTTCCATGCCGTTTTTTATTATAGAGAAAGAACAGATTGCACAGTATTGACCAGGTCATTTCAGTAGATCTGCTGAATAGCTTTCTTCCAGAAGTGTGGTATAGTCTTGTGCTTGGAACAGGGAAACGATACAGAAAGGAGAAAACGATATGTCAGTACAGCCAGATATCATCTGGAACGAGCAATGTCTGGGGATACGGATAGGAGAACAGGTATGTATCTATCTGAAAAAGCATAATGCGGAATACCAGAGACTGCAAAAGAAAATACTGGAATTTACAGAAAAGTATCCAGTGATAGAAACATTTATGGAGACGAATCAGTCAATCAGCCTAACGGAAGAAGAGCATAAGGCAGTACATCGATATTTCCAACTGGAGAGCGAAAAGGAAATGATAGAAGAAGAGTACCATTTTTATATGGGACAGGCTCAAATGATTTCTTATGGAGCTATGCTGGGGAAAATAAAAAAAGCAATACTGGGAAAGGATGACGGTGACACACAGAAACTGCTGGAATTGCTGCTGGATACCTGGATTGATGAGATCGAAGAACAGCTGAAAGAAAATATAGCGTACCAGGGAATGCTGGAAAAAATATCAAAATATGAAGAACAGGTTCAGACAATGGGATTAGCAAAAGAAAAGCGAAAAACGATAGACGCATATGTTACTGAAGTC